CACGGGTCCCACGGTCGTCGCCGCATACGGACCAGTCACACCATAGCCCTGGTGCGCTGCGAGTACTCGGACATATCCGTTGTCCTTGCTGAACAGCTGAACTCCGTTACGGGTAAGGCCGGTCATAATCTGACCGGTTCGCCTGAAGCACGTAACCGCATCGCCGACGTTGCTTGGCTTGTAGATGCCGCTGGCCGTGAACAGCTCCGGACTGTCTGCTCCCCCGTAGCTCCACCGCGTCTCGCCAGTACCCGTCAGGTCGCTCGGGCTATCGCTGATGTTTCCCACCAGCATCGTGCCGTCGAGCAGCGCACCCGCCCCGCCCTTTGGCATCTCGGTGCTGTAGCTCGGCTTGTCCAAGAACACGTCCTGCATCACCAGCGCGCTGTCAGTCAGCTGGTACGCGTACCGGAAGTACTTGATGTTCGACCCGGACGGAAGCGTTCCACCGCTCACCGGAAGAGTGGTTGTGACATAGGAGCTCAGCGTGATCTGCGCCTCGAGCTGCAGAATCCCGCCCGTATACGCACCGGCAGCGTTTCCAGTCCGCACGCTTCGATACACGTTCAGCGTGTCGTAGTAGTCGTTGTTGTAGATGCCGTCGATCAGGAAAGCGTTGGAACCGCCAGTGAACGTCAGCTCGATGTTGGTCGTGAGCTGGCTCTTGCGCCCACTCCTCGTGTCCTCGAACTGCACCGCAAGGCTGTACGTTCCCGCCAACTGGACCGGCGCAGTCGCAAAGTTGCTGATAGTCGCACCGGCCGGCTGGTTCGGGTTTGTAGTGGTCCTCGCAAACACGACGCTGCCAAGCGGATTACCGCCAGTCGTCGGGTTCGGGAACGGAGTGGTCAGAGGAGCGGCGGGCGCAAGGTTGTGCGTCGAGCTGGTGCCAAACGTACCGGAGAACAGCGTTGACTTCGGAATGACACCGGGACCCGCGGGAGACACGAGCGTAGCCGGCGTGCTGCTAGTGCTTGCGACCTTGAAGTACACGGCAATCGGCGGCACACCGCGGCGGAAGATGTAGACCGCCTTGCCGGTAGTCTCCACGCTCATCACCGCCTTGCCCTGGTCCGCGAGCAGACTCGCCTCACCGGGCTGGATGTTTTCCTGCAGCAGGATCGTCCTGAACTGGGGAGTCGTAGTGCCGTTTGGCGCGTAGAACTCCATTATCAGGTCATAGTCGTTGTTGCAGGTAGGCGTCGTCATATCGTTCGGACGACGCACCAGGTACACGTACCCAAACACGCGGGTACTTGCGCCTGCGATTACGCTGAAGGACCAGAAGTCGACAACCCGAGAACGATGCGCAAGGCTTGTATACGGATTGCTTCCGGTAAACGAGATCCCGCCGTAGGTGCTGTTAACAGACTCCGGTGCAAATCGGTGGATCTCGCGGAAGCCGGGGAACGGCTGGATGCCGCCGTTGTTCGAGCCGTCGACCCCCACCAGCTCCGCGGCATTTGCAGCGGGAGTGCCGGTGCGTGCGGTTGCCTTGTTCTCGCTGGCGGTCAGGAGAGAATAAGTCCAAGTGACATCGGTTTCCGGGACCTGCATGGCTAGATGTTACCCGTCCATTTACCCAACGGGCACGTCGCGCCCGGCATTTCCCACTTGACCTGCAGCCGGCTGCGTTCCCACTCGGGGCAACCGCAGCTCTTGCAGTACCACTCCTGTTCCCCCGCCTTCCGGCAGCTTTCACAGGAGTCACATGCCTGCTTGCGAGATTCAAGTTGAGGCAGGCTAACCGTCCCAGTCAACGAACTGACCTCAGACTTTACATACTCAACAGCCTTTTGGACTAGCGAGATTCGTGACCTACTCGTGATTACAAGATCACCTGTTTCGTCATCCTGTGTGAAGTCGTAGGTCCAGTTCCTGATTTTCAGCTTGAAGTGAGTCATGACAGGATGCTTGTTCCGTTGATCGTCTGCGTCATCAAGTATTCCTGGTACGGGAAAGTCTCGTACTCCTCAAGAATTACAACGCATGCACACTTGGTATTTGGAAAGTTGCAGCTCTGATGCTGCGGAATCAATCCGGGATCCCCCGGCAGACCAGTGCAATTTGAGACTCCAAAGCCTCCAAGATTAAATGAACCGGGTGGACAAACTGGAGTGCAGTCGGTACTGCAACTGGCCGCGAGAACGCTGGTAGTTGAAATCCGTTTTTGGAAAGAAGAACCGAAACCTTCCGTAATTGCGAGAGCTTCAGTCAAGACAGAAGGACCTGAAGTAAAAGAACCACCAAGACTTGTTGCAGTTGGGTCTGGCCCAGACAAGGCATAGTCTTCTATGTATCCGGCATTGGTCACAAACGGAGTTGTCTCCTTGCGGTATCTCGTTGCAGACAGAAAGAGCTTTGCACCCGACTCATCATCGGTAAAGCCTGCCCCTTCAACAAACTTTGTTTTCTGGACGACAGTGCCATATCCAAGTCCAGTTGAAGACGGAGCCAAGTACGTTCCAGCGTAGATGATTGGAATGTTTGTCGTGCAGGTTGTGCTTGTCAGTCCACTCCTGAAGTAGTCAGGAAAGTCGGAGATTCTTGCATTTGCAAGTCCGCCAGTCGTCGGAAATGCAGAGGTGGTGTACCCAGCAGTGAAGTATCTGGTTCCCGAAGTAGGCCAGGCATTGATCTCGTTTCTAACGGTCGTGATTGACCCGGTGAACGACCGGCTTATTCCTGAGTTGTTGCTGAGAGTCAGGGTCCCGTTTGAAATCGAGATGTTCCACGGCTTCTGCGCTGCGCCGGAAACAGTCATAGTCAACGAGAGCCCGGTGATGTTGATTGTCGAAACTCCGATCCAGCGCAGGGTAAAAGGAGAGACAGCTGCAGCCGGGACGCCGACATCAAATCCAGGTGCTGGAACGTCCACGAGGTACGTACCCTGTGGGCCACACCTACCTCCAAAGGTGTATGCAACTCTTTGAACGTCGCTTCTCTGCGTGTACTCGTAACTTGAAACATCCGGGTTGAAGACAAACTCATTTGCCTTGTAAGCAAGGTTCTGGATCAGAACTACGTTTGTTCCAGGACGCTTGTACTTCCCGCCAGTGGCCGCTGAAAAAATAGTCGGAAGAGACGAGTCCTTCTCCCACGTAACAAGACCAGTAGCTGTTGAATCTACGGAGTAGGCATAGATCGAATAGCCAAGTCCAACATTCGAGATTGTCTGCTTGTCCGGATTTACAAGCGCTACCCAGGCACCTTCGTAGTTGTACTCTTCAACGAAGGAAACATCTGGCTGAGAAAACTGAGACCGAATCGACCAGCTGTTGGTCAATGTCTGAAAGTCTGCATCCGGAGGAAAGACCGGGGGATCTTCGCCAGGTGGACAATCGTCGCACGGAACAAGGCGATTGCTGCCAACCATTAACAGGTTCCGTCAATGTAATTCGGTGCGCTGAACCAGTAAAGAAGTACACCTGTGATTGCAGATGTCTGTTCTAGTCGAACCCATGTTCCATCGGGAACGCTTCTAACGCTATAACTGGTTCCGGAAATCACGTCTCCAGTGCCTGCACCAACGGTATAGCCATAGGCAAGCGTCCCGGTGTTGTTGTGCTCAAGCAGGTTATATGCTGTTACAACGGATCCGCCGGAAAGAGTTACCTCGTAGTTCCAGATTGCTCTTGTTGCATCCTTGGACAGAATCGCAGTGATCTGCCCGTAAAGCAATCCACCGCCGCTACCTCCGGTGTCTTGGTATTCAACAACGGCAATGTTTGCAGTCGCGCCGGGAGTGACTTGCACAAGGCCAGTTCCGGTGAATTGAATCGTGTCAATTCCAGACAGACTTGTCGGAGCAGCCGGATCTTCAACGGTGATTGTCGTGGTTGCCGTACCACTAGTTCCTGCTGGCTGAATGACTACAGGAGGAAGAGCGGGAGGAAGAGTAACGCCAGGAAACGTGAATGTAGGATTCCCGAAGCTCGGAAAGGTAAGTGGGGGAAATCCTGGCTGTGCGTTGCTACCGCCGAATGGAGCAAGCTCTGTAGAGATAAGGGCAGAACCCTCGCCTCCATAGACGAACTGGGGATTGAATCGGCGCTCATGGCCGAACCCCACCATCCGAGGATCGCCGTCTTCGCCGAGAGCCATTAGATCCTCCAGGCCTGGCCAAGCGGATTGTCAACCGTGTCCTTCTCCCACGCCTTGGGCATACGCATCTGGATGTTGCTGTAGTGATCCATCGCAGTCTTCATCGCGTCACGGTACGCAGCCTGAATCATGCCAAAGTGCTCGCCGCTCAGCTTCCGGTAGCTCGCAAGCTTCATCGCACTGGCAGCCGCAATAGCCTCATACAGCGGTTCGCTGCCCTCGGGCGCGATCTCAAAAGGAGGCATGTTTCCATTGGACGCGTAAGTGAACGGCTTCCGAAGCGTCGCCTTCCAGTTCGTTCCACCTCCACCCATGTATTCCCACTTGCTGATCACTCGCTCCTCATGAACAGTGGTCCCATTAAGGATGCGAAGCATCTGTCCGACATATGCGCTGGGCCTTCGATCCCAAGAACCCATCGTCGGAGCAGACGCAGTACTAATGGTCACCTCGTCCTTTGCGGCATTCAGCTGAAACGCAGAAACACCGCCGGTGGTGTACGCGGCACTGAAGTCACCGCTGTGGATGTACCACAGTTCCAGATTCGTGTAGTCGGCATCCGGGTAAGGAAGGAAGCTGAGAAGGTTCCCCTCGATCTTCCAGTTCTGTCCCCGAAGGTTGTAGAGACCTCGAGGAATAGCCTCCTGCATGACCTGACCACGCTCGTCTAGCTGGCAGATGCGAAGAATCTCGCCAACGCACGGGGGGATCTGGTAGTCAGACACGTTCCGAGTGATCGGAAACGAGAGCCGCTGCATGATCGTCCCGGTCGACGAGTTGTTGATGCGGCTCATCACGCTCGCGAAAGCGGGCTGCATGATGTGGCGAACGATGTAGTCGTCGCTGTACTTGGCCTCCAGGTCGGGGTCATCAAGGAACCCGCGAACCCGTTCAACCACAGTCTTCAGCATGCTTCCGCTTGAGTCCACGTTACACCGCCTTCGTCATTGACATGAGTTCGCTGACCGTCTCCGCGTACTGCTCGTTGCACTCGCTCGGAGCAGTCCAGCCAACCGCACCTGTCTCGAGCATCCGAGCGCCCTGCTCCATGTTGTGCTTCTTCATGTACTTGACCGCGTTCTTCTTGCTCTGGATGCGCTCGTCCTTCATGGCATTCCGGTGACTGGCTGCGCGACGCAGACGCTCCTTCATCGCAGCAACGGTCTCCTCCACTGGCCTGCACCTGGCGAGCAGTGCCTCCCCCACCAGCCGACCGCTTCCAGGCATGTCCGGAGGAAGGGGCATTGACTCGAGTTCAAGGGCAACAGGGCTATCGGTAATGGTGGGTGGAAAGATCCACTTGGCAAGGACCCAGCTCTTTGCGAGCTTGTGGTGGTAGACAAAGAGGTCCTGGATGCCGGTCATACGCCTGGCATACCGAATCCACTCTCCGTCTGGACATACCTCATGCTCGTCTCCAATCGCGAGTCCGGCAAGGGAAGCCTCAGTCTTAGGGTCGAAGACAATCTCGATCTCGGTCATGACATTCCTCCGCCCCGCCGAACTTGACCGATGAACTTGTTGTATTCCTTTCGAGTCATGTCAGGACGGGGACTAGTTCCTGTGATCCTCTTGTACCTGATCTTCTCCGCCTCAGTCAAGCCCCTTCCAGGACCAGATGCAGGCTTAGGTGCAGGCCGCGGCAACCGCTTGGGCTTCGGCAGCTCAGGAGAAACATCCGGTGCTTCCGTGATCTTCCGTTGCAGAATCTCTCGCCAGCTCGGTTCGGGCTTCATCGCTTCTTCGCCATCTTCCTGAAGGTCTCAGCAAGCTTGTGGCGCCTGCTTCCGGGCGGGCAGGTGGGGCCGCCAAACTTCGGACCGGTGCAAACGCCAGCCGTGCCGCGCTTCTTGATACTTGCCCTGACCTTGCCGATCCAGTTGGTGGGGTTCTTCGCCACGACATGCTCCTTATCGAAAGTGGGGCCGGCCCTTCGACCGGCCCCTGCGGGAGTCCCTGCCCGCCCACCCCTCAGGTGGTTCAGTAGCCCTTCATCTTGCCGAACGACATGCCCTTGGCACGGCCCTTCAGCTTCAGGCTCTTCTTGAAGCCGCCAGCCGTAGAAAGACCCTTGGGCTTCTTCGGTGAGATTGACCTCTTGATCTTGCGCTTGAATGCTGAGAGCGGGTTCACTTACGAGGACTTCCTTCTCCGCCAATGCCACCAGTCGTCAGTGACGGACGGGCAACTCCGACTCCACGGGACATGCGAGGATTGCGGGAGGCAAGAAGCGGGTTGTTACCGCGAATCTTGATCCTCATCTTCTTATTGGGTGTCTTGTCCATTACTTGCAGCCTCCATTGCAGTTGCACATCATCTTGCCGCAGCTCTTGCAGCCCTTGACCTTGATCTTCTTAGCCATTGCCGAGTCTCCTTAGTCGCCGAATAGGCGACACCTTCTTGCCGAACGCGCCGTGCATACCAACACGGCTTTTCTCCGCCTTCTTTCTCGCCAACTCCCCACCACCCATCTCGCCCTTCGTCTTGGGCGTCTTGCTGCTCACGCGGCGGGTAGGGCGGCAGTACTCATTCGATCCGCCTGCACCGCACGGCTTGCCCGTCTTGGTGTCCTGCCACTTCTCCGCACCCCACCTCTTCAGGTTCGCGCCGGCCTGCGTCTTCCGCACGTTTCCGCTGGCCTTCCTGCACTTGGCCGTAGCCTGCGCTGCACGCGCCGACCACTTGCCGTACGAGGCCATCACCTTGCGGTAGCACGCGTCCTTTGGCATCAGCGAATCCCGTGAGAGAATCCCGGCGGAAGACCAAGAGGCTTATGCGGCGACCGAGTTGGACCAGGACGACGCTTCTTGATCTTCACACCAGAACGCTTGATTGATCCCTCCTGTGGGATGTTTCTTGCGCCCATTGGGCCAAACGACAGGTTGTTGAGTGGGTTTGCCATTAGCAGTTCCAAGCCCGCAGGCTCTTGTTGATGCGAGAGTTCGGGTCGTTCGCGGTCTTCGCGCTGGTCAGCTTCTTCTTCATGCCGCGCATACGGGCGCAAAAGGAGTTTCGTCTCGACCCACCCTCGGGTTGCGGACGCTTGAGGTTTCCGCCCGTAGCGCGGTTGTACGCACGCCGGCCGAGCTCACTGAGCCCGCCAGCGGGATTCTTGTGCTTGGCCTTGAAATCGAAGCGCTTCTTTGCCATTAAAACGGAACCTCAGCGTCCGGACCATAATTAGCGTTTTCTCTGGCTTGAAGAAAAGACAAAAGCTTGTGAAGCAATTTTCCTTCGCGAGAAGTTGCTGTACTTGCAATATCTCTCTTAAGCAATTTTTGCTCCATAGCAGACAACTTTACAGGTCTGCCAACTTTGCTAGCAACCCACTCACTCCAATCTTTTTCATCTTTCCGCCGATGAGACTTTTTGTAACCGCGATAAAACTCATGGCGGTCTCGTGGATAACTTGCACTTGAAGATTCAAATTCTTCAAAAGGATCAAACTTAGGCACCTGGCGCGGCCCAATGAACTTGCGGTTGCCTTCCTTCACACGCTTCTTGCGCGTGGAAGACGGAGCGGTTCTGCTCTTGACCTTGATGCGCTTTGCCATGTTGGCATTTTAGCAAAGAAGAAGGGGTGTGCCCCGAAGGACACACCCCTTTTTGCCTTGCGTCGATAGGTGGCCTCTTACGAGGTCGCACCGTACTGACGGTCTTCGGTCACGCCATCAAGACGCATACCGGCCGGCTGATCCGGGACGAGCTGCATGCGCAGCATGCCCGGCATCTGAGCACCTTCCGTCAGCAGGCCAATGCCCGTCGACGTCTGGGGCTTCGTGATCGGCACCTTGATGCTGGAGTAACCCAGCGCCGGGGCGACGAACTCGAAGGGGATGAAGGACTCTGCCTTGTCGAACTTCTGGGTGCCCTTCGGCGACGGGGGCACGTACTTCTTCCAGTTCTGGCCACCCTTGCGGAGGCCGTACACGGTGCCAGACTCGATGTAGTTCGAGGTGTAGCCGGTGTACGTACGACCGTCGAAGGTGAACTTGAAGCCCTCCTGGCTACCCTCGCTCGTGAGGCTCGAGAGGCGGCTGGTGCGGTCCAGCTGGTACTGGCCGATCTTCTGCGCCTCGTAGTTGAGCCACACGCCATCGCTGGCGATGAGGCAGTCAATGTACTGACCGTACTTCTCCTTCGCGCGGTGGAAGCCGCGGAGGTACTGACGGAGCTTGTGCTCGGTCAGGGTGCCGACGCCAGACTTGTAGAACGAACGGAACTCGGGGTGCGTGTTCACGTTGATCTGGTTGTTGCTATCACGATCCGGCCCGAGGAGGAACGCCGAGTCACCGGTGCCCGCCGCGTACTTCAGCCAGCTGTTGATACCGGCAATGCCGAAGCCTGCCGGCTCGCTAGCCGCGCTGTTGGCGAAACGGAGCGTGTCGCCATTAGAAACTGCAACTCCAGCACCGGTAAGGTCGAGGCCGAGAACGGTGACGTACACCCGATTCAGGATCTCGTCGACAGCGGTGACGTAGGCACTGACACGGTTGCCAGAACCGTCTTCGTTCCTACGGGTGCTGCCAGCCGAGTTCCAGATGTCGATGCGCATGCCGACGGCATAGCGGTCGATGTTCAGGTTGCTCGGGATGAAGTTGAACGTGGTGTTCGTGGAGAACGCAAGACTGTCGATGGAGGAGATGGCACCAAGGGTGAAGTTGGTGTTGTCCTGCATGTACCAGTAGTTGCACAGGGTGTGCGCGATCAGGCGAGCATGGCCCTCAAGCTTGGGGGCAATGACTTCGCCGATGAACGCGGGGGTCGCCTCGGCCTGCATCTCACCCATGGTGACGAGCAGGTTGGAGACCATCGCCTTCATCTGGACGCCCAGACGGTACGGCTTCGCGAGAGCGCCGTCGGTCGGGTCGGGCCAAGTCTGGGTCAGCGACTGCTTGCTGAACTTGGCAGCAACGTCGGTGACCGTGTCGCCGAGCATCGTGAAGTTGGCATTTGCGCCACCCTCAAAGATGCCGGCCATCGAGCCCATGTAGATCTTGAGGATCTTCATGTCCTTGCCAATGAGATTGGCCGGGCCAACGCCCTGGCTGGTGACCGTGGTGTCCCGCCACGCCGGGTCGAGGGACGGAAGGAACACCTCGATGTTCTTGTTGAGGATTTCCTGGATGCGGTTGGCCTGATCGCCAAACAGCGTTCCAGTCGTAGAGATGTAAGGCACTTTTGAACTCCGTCCTTAGGACGGTTGGAATTGCGTACGGTCAGACCTTCGTTTCCCCACCAGCCGAGGAGTCCGCGGCAAGGCGGGAAAGCGCGTCAACGTTGAACTCGCGAACCGCAGTGTCCACCGACCCTCGGTCCATGCCCTTCTTGAATTCGGGGGGCGTGACCGGAGCCTTTGACTTGAGGAACTCGAGCTCGCCATCTGTTTCCGGCGACCGGCCGAGGCCGTTGATGTCGCCGATGACCGTGCGATAATTTCCTGCAACAGCCTTCGCCGCCTTCGCGGCCTCGTCCGCGACCCAGTCCTCGCTGAACCGTCCGCCCTCGGCATCACGCCGGGAGTAGAGGTTGCGGAGGGTGGTCTCGCGGACCTGCTCCTGCAGAGCTCGCCAGGCACCCGCCGCATGATCGCGGCCACGGGTCTTGTCGAGCGTTTCCAGCATCTTAACGATCTCCGGGTTCCCGTCAATGGCGGAAACCACGTTCTTGTCCATCTGTTCCTTGAGCAGGCGCAGTCGCAGCTCGTTGGTCTGCCGCAGGGCAGCCTCGGCACGCTCCTCCGCAGCCCGCGTGGTCTTCTTCAGCATCTGCTCAATCTGGGCTTCCTCGCTCACGTCGGCCTCCTGATCCCCATCATCCTCGCCATCCACGTACTCCTGCGCGTACTGGCGGGCCTCGTCGTCGCTGAACCCGGCTCCGCGCAGCACTTCATACGCCGCCTGAACGTCCGGGCTCTCGCCGCGCATCAGCTTCGTCGCATTGCTACGAAAGTTCTCAAGCGAACTGATCTGCTGACGAGCTTGCTCAACCTCTTCCCGGGCCTGCTGCTGCGCCTGGAGGATCTCGCCGAGGGTTGCGGTAGTGCCATCCTCGAATTCAAGTTCGGTGTCCAGATCGATTCCTTCGTCTGAACCAGTGTTCTGATCATCAGCCATTTGCTACTCCTTGAGGGGGTTGTGCTCCGGGACCGATCCGACCTGCGACCCCACCAGCCTGCTGGGGGTTGACGATTGCGACGTCGTCGGGGTTCGGAACCATTGCGGGTAGGGACTGTCCCATGAACGAGATCAGGGACTCACGGTACGACTTGAACGCGTCCTGCACGGCAGGGCTCGCCAAAGTCATGATCGGGTTGGACATGAACGCGCTCAGCACGCGCAGCTGAAGGTCGGGCCGCGCCGTGTGCGGAGTCACGACGATCTGCTGGCTCTGCTGGCCGTCGCCGTAGAGCAGGAGGATGTTGCGGATGATGCTCTCATACGCGCTCTTCTCCTCCTCCATCCACATCGCGAAGTCGATGCCCTCCTTCATCGCGAACAGCTTCAGGCCCTCCGGGTCGGTGACGCCGGCCTGCAACAGGCCCATCGCCTCCTGCTTCCGCACCACCTCGCTGCGAGGGCTCGTGTCCTTGACCGTGAAGCTGATCTGGCTGAAGTTCGGGATCGGGTTCTTCTTGAAGTTGACCGTGCCCTCCTCGGGATCGATCACCGCACCCGCAAGGTCCAGAGTCAGCTTGTTGACCGGGATAGCACGGTCGCTGACCAACATCTCCCTGCTCGCCTTCTGAACCAGGCTCTTGTACATCCCGCCGAACGCGGCCTGCACGCCGCTGGTGGGGTTCGTCATCGCCTTGCTGATCTGCTCGTCGAGGAACTGCAGGCCGCTCGCGCTGTCCACCCGGCCCTTCTCCGCAAGCAGATCCTGCACCGGGCTCAGGCTATCGCTGATTGCCTTCGCGAACTGAGCGACCTTGCCGGGGACGTCGCCGGCATTGAACGGCTGGATCACGAGCGGCTTGAAGTCGTCGCCGAGCAGCGCGTCCTTGCTGTAGCTCATGTACCGCAGGCCCTTGCCGATGTCGCGCATCACCGCGCGCTCGTTGATCGTGCCCTGCGGCATGACCAGGACGCCGTACTTGTCGATGTCACGGATGTTGTTGAACAGGCTCTTGAGAAGCCGCTCCATCTCGCGCACGATGCCGAACATCAGGTCAAACAGGCCCGCACCGTGGAACGTGCCATTGTCCATGAACCGGGCAAAGCCGATCGGGCAATACGACTCAACATCGTCAAGCTCAATGTCCTGAAGAACGATGTCGCCGCTCGAGACGACGTAGCGACTGACGGTTCCGCGAGGGCCGTCAAGCCAGAGTTCCCTCACCTTGACGACTTCCAGGTCGCTGTCGTTCGGGATTCCGTTCATGGCTCCGCTGCTTGCGGAACTGAGGATGTAACCGTTGCCGGGACTGTCGGCCGGCTCTTCCATGTCGTGGCCATACTCCCAGCTCCATGCGTCCATGCGCTCCTTGTTTCGATTGATGACCTTGTCACCGAACCGATCGCGAAGGAACTTCATGGGCACGACTCGCTGGCGAATCATGCCGCGTGCCTTGGTGTGATCCATCCCGAGGCTCGGGAACGGCAGCAACTCCTTGGGGTGAACAACCTCAAGATCGCTCGTCAGGCCGATGGTGGGGTGATCCACCATGTGCCCGGTGATCCCGCAAGATCCCATCAGGGCAAACACGTAGTTGAAGTCGCGCTTCACCTTCTCCAGCTGCTGGTCGCTCACGACCGCATCCGCCACCAGCTGCGCAACGCTGCGCTCCCGGATCCCGGCAAGGCTATAACCCTGCCTCAGTGCACGGGGGCGCAGGTCCATCGTGTTCAGTCGCGCCGTCGTCTTGTCGATGATCGACATGAGCTCCGTGCTCTGGAACTCCATGTTCCCCTCTTCATCGAGGTAGTGAGGCACGACCCTTGCAGTCCTCGGATCGAAGACATCAAACCGGCGGAAGCCGTTGAGGTAGTACCACGCCAGGATCCACAGCGTCCTGCGATACGTGAGCTTCGTAAGCTCTCGCTCGCAATGCTGGTCGATGATCCGACCGAGGATGTTCTTGTCTTTCGGGAGCGTGTAACCGTCAGTTGCCATCTTGCTTTCGCTTCCTTAGGGACTTCCATCCGGGCGGCATGTCCTCAAAAAGTTCGACACCCTTGAGGTTGAACGACGATGCAGGAGTGGGATCAGGCTGCGGGACCTTCTGATCAGAAGGAGTAGCACTCATCCCATCCGGGATCTCTTGCCCATAATAAGCCTGAGCAAGCATCTGGAAGTATACGAAAGGAATCGTGACGTAAAGAGGGTTAGACCCGCGATCCGCGTTTTGCATTGTTCTCTCCTGACATGCCCTCGAGAAGTGTCGTGAGCGGCATGTTATTGAAATTCATGGCTTCCACGGCAGGAATACCCCCACCAATCGAGTCCCCGATGGTTCCGTCCGCAATCATCTTTGAGAAGTCAAGGCCCTGCTCTTCACCCACAATCTGCCTGTCCAAACGGCCCCTGACCACGAACATGCTCATGGCCACGGTGTCGATGAAGTCGTCGTGCTGGAGGCCGCCACTTTCCGCGTCCGGGTTGAACTGCTCGATCTGGTCGAACAGGAGACGCCACGGGAGCTGCCCCCTGCGCCACGTGGGGAACTTTATGAGCCCGTGCTCGAACCGGTAGTGGAGGGCGTTGATCTTGGCCGTCTTGTCCAGCGTGCCCACACGCAGGGGCACGATCCTGGGCGGGATCTCTCCGGTCACCTCGGCTGCCTTCTGGCGGACCATAGACTCCATCGCGCTGTACAGGCCGAAGGACTGCCGCACCACCTCCGGATGGATTGCCGGACACCCCCACCTGCCTGACATGGCGAACGACTGCTCGATCAGCTTCTGCTCCCGGCACTGGGCTCCCCACGTATCCAGCACGAACAGGCACGCGTCCACCGGGTCGTATCCCATGAGCGTACAGACCTTGAAGTCGCTGTCGCTCGTCGCCGTGTAGCTGGTATCGACGGTGATGAACATCCGGACCCGGTCCTTCAGGAACTGGGCCAGCGGCATCTTTTCAAGCAATCCGCTCTTCCCGTTCCAGCAAATCGTCGCTTCGCTGCGCTTGGGATCCGTATCTACGAGAGGGTCTGGGTTCTCCAGCCACCAGCCGTGCTTGGCCGTGGACACCTCGCCGAAGTGCAGGTCCTCGGCCTCGCCGGGCTGGGCCAGGTACTCGGCCATGTAGTTGTGGCTGCCGATCATCTCCCGGATCTCCTCCAGGCTGACTAGCCCCTTCAACTTGGGATCCGTATCCTTCGACTTCCGATCCAGCGGCCACATGCCAGGCCAGCAGGACTTCCGGACACCCTCCTCCTCGTACTCCGCCTTCAGCACCAGGCGCGCCCACTGGTCGAAGCGGGGATCCCTCGCCACCGGGCCGGTGGGGGTCGGCTCCGTCGCCATCGCGTGCCATGCGTAGTGCCGCCGGCTCACGAAGGTAGCCAACCACCGGACGCTCGTATCGCGCCGGGTCACCATGGGGATGACCACCTTGAACAGCAGGCGCTCCATGTACGAGCGCAGGATGCTCATGCTTGTGCTGGCCTTCGGGTCGTACTCCGGGTCATCGAGCGCGTACACGCGGGGACGCCCGCCACGCTGCCTGCTCTCGGCGCTGATCGCCCGGAACCAGCTGCCGTTGTTCAGGTACATCATCTCCACGCCGAACGATCGCTCGCCGCGCTTCGGCGTGATCCGGCCATCCGGGAACTCGGGACCCCAATCGTCCGCAAGACGCTGGTTGCCGAGGAACTGGGTCTTCAGGACCTGGCTTGTCTGCTCCGCGTTGTCCCCGCTGCTCGTGGCGTAGATGAAGGAGTACGCCGGGCGGCTAACCATTTGCAGGAGTGCCGACTTTCGGAAACAGTTGCTCTTCGCGAAACCGCGTGGTGCGATTGCCACGCTCTTGCTTGCGAGTGCCCACAGCCGGTAGATGGCGAAGTGCCCGAGCGGCGACTCGATTGGGTCATCGTCGTAGAAGTATGGGTTGAAGTCCTCGTCCCAGTCCGGGTACAGGTAGTACCGGTCGAAGAAGTTGATGCACGCGGCAAGCGCATGCGCTCGGTCAGAGGGATCGCCGCCGAGCTGCCACTGCTTGCACGCGTTGACGCGAGCCAGTCGCTGTCCCTCGGGAGTCAGCGTCAGGTAGTCCGCAGGCAGCGGGTATAGATCATTTCCGTGTCTGTCGATCCTAAGCGTCAAGTACCCACCAGCCTCACGGCAGCGATTCTCATGAGCGCGACGGAGAGCATCTTGTGGTCAGTGACGAATCGACCGAGGTCTTCCGCAATGCGGAACCACTCGACAGACGGCTTGATCTGAGCCCTGAACATCTCACCGATCTGCTGAGGGTCAGCATCACGGAAAAGAGTCGGCTCTACGACACCCAGGTCCAGAAAGATCGGTGCTCCGATTCGCCAGCACTCAATCGAATCAAGTCGATTGATGAGCTCGAACACGGGAAGCAGGTGATCAGGAATTGCGGGCGGGGATGAACTGGGCTGCGAAGGGGAGGCTTTCGGGGACTTGGACATGATCCTTGCTCTCTTGGAGGGACTGAACGAGCTTGGAAGTCGAGCTGATCTTCACCGTCTGGTTGCCCTCGACGTGCGTGATCTCGGCGTTCCGGCTTTGAATGATACCGTTGATCTCCGCTGTCTCCCTCACCACGCCGCGCAATTGCTTCATCGCGGCCATCGCTACCTTCGGGTCGGGGTCACGGCTGAACTCGACCAGCCGCTCGACCTCCTCCCGCACCTCCCACCCGCTCGACTTCAGCGCGAACGCGACGCCGTCAAGCCCGAAGTACGAGCGGATCACCTCGTCGCCAGCCTTCGCCGGGACCTGCTTCAACGTCCGCCCCGCATCCGAGCCATCCTCGCGAACAGCGTTTCCTTCAGGCCAGGGCCCTTGCCGGGTCGCTTCTCGATCGGCTTGCGCGTTGCACGGCCGCTCTTCTTGAAGCTTCCGGACTTTACCTGGCGAGTAACCGGCTTCTTGGACCGCATCTTCTTCGGCCTCGCCGGCGGTTCAACAAGCACATTCTCGTGTGCGCCTCCAAGGCGACGCTTCCTGCGAGACCAGTCCATCGGCTCGATGTCCTGCTTCATGCCGGGCTCGGCCAGCGCGGCCAGACGCGCAACCACACCTTCCTTCGTCGGACGCATGCGGCTTGCAACGCGTGCTCCCGGGAGCGCCTGACCCCTCACGACCTTGCGCTTTCCCTTGCGGGGCATGGGCATGTCGGAGGACTGGGGTTGCGCAGACGCAGTGCTGCGGACACGCTCCCCATCAATCTTGCGAAGCGGAGCAGCAGCAGTGCGCGCAGTCATCAGGGGTCCAACCAGGCGGCGAAGGGCATTCTCCGGACCACGAACACGGCTCTGGAGGGACGGAGTCTTCGGCTGATCCTTCGGTCGCACGGAGAAAGACAGCTCCTCGGCTTCCTCGATGGCCTTTTTCTTTGCTTCCTTATCGACTGCGTACTTGCTGCGTGCAGGTCCGGCAACTTCAACCTTCTCGGTTGCACCAAGCTTGCGGCGCTCGGCAGCCGTCATGTCGCGACCGCCCGGCATGCGCGCACGGAGCACGCGGAACGCGGCCTTGCGCTTGGCCGTGGACATCTTGCGGCTCTCTGTCTTTGCCCGGTCCCTGCCTGGAGCGGATCCGAGCACCGGGTCCTTGTCGGCATCGGACGGCAGGACGCTGAGCTCCACCTTCTCGGAGGCGGTCGGCTTGGCAAAGCGGACGTCGGCAATTGCCTCCTTGTACCGCTCGACAGAACGCTCGTTGGTGGGGATCTTGCCTTCCTCCATGCGAACACGGAGAGCGCGGGCCACGGCCTTGCGACCATCCTTGCTCTGGAAGACCTGCTTGAGGATCGGCTGATACTCGACCGGGACAGAGGTGGCGAACTCCTGGCGAGTACCGCTGCGCTTGCGGCGCATCGCCTTCAGCTCCTCGGGGGAGCCCTCGAAGTACCGCTCATCCGCAGGCTTCATTCCGCCGAGCTGGGCCTGTCCCGCGCCGATTCCCTCGATGCGGTCGCCCGCGTAGACGGACACCATCGCCAGGTGGCCGGCAATCGACTTGTCGATCTGCCCGGCGTCGATCATCTTCTGGATCGAGCTGCGAATGTTTTCGGAGGAGTAGTCGCCGCGTGACCGACGAAGGACCTCCACCACGTTCTCTGCCTTGAGGGATTCCGGAACCTTAATCGGCTTCAGCGGTCGCGTTGCCATTTGCCTGCTCCTGTTCCCCGGACGGAATCATTCTAAGCACAAACCGCGTTAGTTCCTCGGCGGCACTGCGAATTGCCACGCGATCAGCGTCCTGCACGGAGAGACCCCTGATCTTGCGGCTGTCGGTGATGGCGCGGATCACGGACTTCCAGCTGCCGTAGATCTCCTTGGGATCAACGCGGTTGCGGTACTGGGTGCGGCCCTTCCGGTACAGCTTCATGTGGGAGTTCGGACCGAGGAAGTCCTTGCGCCCCGGCATAGATAGGTTCTTCATGCACACCTGGAAGGTGGCGGGATCGACGAACCCCACCCGCCCCAGCACGATGATCGGGCAGCAGATTGCGCGGCACAGTGCGCGGAACGCACGCACCTTGTCGATGCCGTAGGGGCGCAGCTCCCGAATGTAGTACTCCTCCGACATGAGGCGAACGCCCCTGCCGAAGGAGATCACGTGCTGCTCGCCCTGGTCACTCAATACCTAGGCCTAAAGGGGTTTTCAAGCGCATCAATTCCAGGGACACCCGTTGTATAGTCTAAGTAACCCACAGGTCCCAAGCTCACTACGCCCGTCTCAAGTCCCAAGAGGTTCCCAATCGAAGCCAGCGGATCAAATCGGGTATCACTCAGCATTCTCTGCGTCAACCCAAGACCCTGACCGATTGTCGATGCCTGGTTTCTTCCGGCGCGAACTGCGGCCATGTGCTTCGCGTAGGCATCGGCATCGAGCTCTGCAATCCGGCGACGGCGCTCCTCGTCACGGCGACGGTACTCGGCTTGGGTATTGGCGATGTCCTCCATTGCCAGCTTGCGTTGCTCGATGGCGGAATAGACGTCGGATAGGCGCCCAATGTTGGCAAGGTTAATGTTTTCCTCCGCTTTGAAGTAGTCGTAGGGGGTGGGGCCTGGAGTGGCGCTGAAGTAAACGGAAGGCTGATCTTCGATGCGGCCAAGCGCCTGGCTCAGCGCGGAAGGGCCGAGGTTTCTTGAGGGCGAGGGATTTTGCTGCGGAGCGTTTACGGTGCGAAACTCTTCCGTCTCTCGGAATTTCCGTGACGCCTTTTCGGCTTCAACGGGATCGAAAATAGCCCGTGGAGTTGAGTAGTACTCCGAAGGGTTTGGTTTTTCTTCAGCAAACCTTTTCTCGGTGGAATAAGAAAGAGGCCCAGCCTCTCCTCTCTCGACTCGGGCTTCGCCACGTGCTCGGGCCTGCTGATCGCGGATGATCCGCTCGTTTTCGTTGCGGCGACGACGCTCGTCGACCTGGTCCGGAGTGCGGTTTGGACTTTGGCTAGGAGTCTGGTTCGGCTTCCGGTCAGGATTCTGGGTGCGGGCTTCTCGCTGCCGACGGGCACGGTTGGTTTCTTCGGTGACCTTGCTGATGCGGCGCACGTTGCCGCGCTGGCTGAAGGGAGTGACGGAGGGCGGAAGCGCGGAGACGGGAAGGCCCTTGTTGGGTCCGCTGGTGAAGACCGCGCTCGGTCGAGTGGAGCTGGTGGGCGAGGAGAAGTACTTCTCGAGAAGCGCAGCGATCTGCGAATTCACGTCGTACTTCGAGGAGGTGGTTGACTTTGAGGAGTCCGATGCCATAATGGGCGTCCCAACAAGGAGAGAAGATGACAGACTGGTTGCAGCAGCCGTTGCAGTCCCTCGAACCCGTGAAGGTTGCGAGGAGGATCCTGCAGAGACAGTTTACAGCACCCGGCGGAATGCGCGGGCTATGGAGATGGAAGAATGACTGGTGGAGCTGGGAGGGCGGAACGTGGCGCGTGCTTGATGAGGAGCGGATCCGGGACCGGGTGTGGCTCGTGCTCGAGGACGCCGTGTTCGAGCGGCAGACCCAGAACGGGCCCGTGCTCGTGCGATACAGCCCAGACAAGCAGAAGGTCGACGGGGTCGTCCGTGCGCTCGAGGCGCTGGTTCGCATCGAGGCTGAGGAGGTTCCGCTCTGGCTTGCGGAGCCGGATGAGCGTTTCCCCGTTGGGGAGACTGTTGCTTTCCGAGATCGGCTGGTTAATGTAAGGACGCTAGAGACCATGGAGCGACCGGCTCGGTGGTTCGACACGGCCATCCTGCCGGTGACGTACCAGCCGGATGCCCCCACCAGCCGTTGGTTGCAGGCGGTGTCGGAGTGGGGCGAAGGGGATCCCACGTGGGCAGAGCTGCTGTCACGGTGGATGGGTTATTGCCTGATGGGTAGCCGCAAGTATGCGCGGTGGATGCTCATGTACGGGAAGATCCGTGGCGGTAAGGGCACGATCAGCAGCGTGATCCGGAAGCTCGTGGGTCGCGATGCGTTCATGGGCGCAAGCTTGGAAGACCTGGCCGGCGGGTTCGGCATGGATGGGCTGGAGCGCACGAAGGTGCTGAGCATCAACGAGGTGAGCGAGCTGGATGGGAAGAGCGGCGAGCGGGTGTGCAGGGTGGTGAAGAACATCGTGGGCCGGGACCCGATGACCGTGGATGCAAAGTACATGAGGCAGCAGCGGAACGTGATCGTGAACGCGGCGGTCATCATGCAGAGCAACGAGATCCCCGTGCTGCCCAATAAGGGGCGCGGGCTGAGCGGGAAGATGCTGGTGCTGCCCTTTGAGGTCAGCTTTGAGGGCAAGGAGGACCTGGATCTGGAGGGTGAGCTGGATCGGGAGCTGGCGGGTATTGCGGCGTGGGCGGTTGCTGGGGCGCATCGGCTGGAGAACAGCCGGGCCAGCGAGAGGTGGCCGGTGCCGAAGGCTGCGGAGCGGGCGGTTCACATGTACCACCTGCAGAACAACCCGTTCGATGCGTTCCTCGAGGCGCGGTTCGTTAGGAGGAAGGACGGGTTTGTCAGTAATGGGATGGTCCGGGCGCAGTGGGATGCGTGGACCAAGGCGAACAAGATCCGGATGCACGTGGCAAATAACATGCTGCCGATGAAGATCGCGCAGGGCAGCAGCTGGGACCTGAGGCAGGTCAGGCTGGCGGAAAGTCAGGGGCATGAGCGGGGAATTGCTGGGATGAGCCTCCGGAAGGAGTACGATGATGAGCACTAGGAGGCCCGATGGACCAAGACCAGAACGAGATGATGGGCTGCGAACAGGTGATGGGGGTGGTGATGGGCGATGTCAGCCAGAGGGCGAATGCCGCATTGAAGTATCTGGACTGGCTCGAGGGGGTGACTGGGCCACGCTGGATTGGTACCGACAAGGGAGCCGTCAAGCAGGACGGACGGAAGGCAAGCGACGGCGAAATTGAGGTTCGGAAGGCAGCTCTGCACTATTTGCGGCTGCACTTCCTGGGCGAGATGGACTAAACTAGGCCTCTTCTCTCCATGCGCCCCCTGCCGTTCTCGGACGGTGGGGGGTGTTTTTATGCAGGGGGTGGGTGCATATGCAGGCATGGTACCGGGGGTACCGGACTGACCTGGTGGTTTCTATCCTTTATATATATGTCTCTACGTAAGAAAGAAGAGTTGGTATTACTGGTACGGGTTAGGGGTTTGGTAGGGAATTTTGAGAGGAATTGACCCTTTCCCCAAAAACCCAACGTCAACGCAGGGGCCGCTCCCCCCTCCCCAGCCGTTATCAGACGCGCAGGCGTGACAGCGCAAGCAAGCACAGTCACGTACCGCGACACGGCACGGGTGTGCTCGTGGTCGCGTGTGCTTTCGTGACCTCCTTCTGATGAAGGAGGTCACTACCGCGTGTTGCGGTAGACGACTCTCCTGCGTCTGCTTGCGTAAAGGAGCCCACCGTGGCTAACAACGTCTCGTCCGCCCACATCGCGTCCCTCGAAGCCCGTCTCGCTGCCGCCGAGGAGCGCGCCGCCCGACTCGAGCGGGAGTCCGCCGACTACGTCATCGAGGTCGTGACCGGCATCCCCTCCAAGTTCGGCGGCACGTGGGGCACCGTCGAGGTCATCAACCGCCGCACCGGCGGCGTGCTCAAGACCACGTACCTCTCGGAGGCGCAGACCCAGCGCAGCGACGGCGCGACCGTCCTCCGCGTGTTCGCCAACCGCCCGACGCCCGCCGCCCCCACCACCCCCGAGCGCGCCTCGCGCACCGCGCAGCCCAGCGCGGACAGCGCGGAGATCCCGTTCGGCGCCCCCAGCGAGGAGAAGGCGTGATCGCCGTCATCGCGTCCGTCGTCGTGGTGGTTGCCGTCCTCTGCGCCCTGTGCGCGGGGACGGCAATCGCCCTCCTCACCGCCCTGCGCGCGTTCGACCGCGCCTAACCCCCTCGCCCACTCCCCCTCTTGCGAGGGGAGTGGGCTTTCTCACTCCCGTGCGTGGCGCGTGCCACGCCGACCAACCCCGTGCTCGCGAAAGGAGCATCCCGTGTCTGACATCCGTACTCTCGTCCGCACCGACGTCGCCGTCCTCCGCAACGCCCGCGCCATCATCGCGCTGGCCGCGTCCAACGCCCGTGAGGTGCCGTTCCACCGCAACCTCTCCGGCTCGTTCCTCATCGACGCCGGCATCGCGGTCGAGCACATCGACGCAGCCCTCGACGCGCTCGACGAGGCCATCGCGACCCTCGAGGCGCACATGCCTGACGGCAGCGACGAGGATCCCGACCACTCCCGCGACACCTTCGTGCCGCACCCCACCCGGCCCGAGATGTGCGACGCCTGCAACCACGAGCTCGAGCTCAACGCCGACTTCCGGTGCGCTCGGTGCGGTGCCGCGTGACCCCCACGGGGGACTTCCCGCTTCGCGGGGGAAGTCCCCCTTTCTCCTCTCTTTCTCCTCACACTCCGACCCCGAAAGGAACCGCATGGACCCGATCATCTACCTCACCATCTCCCACACCCAGGCACAGGCCGTGATGCAGCTCGCCGGCGAGCGCATCCAGACCCTCTCCTACCGCCTCACCCAGGACCACACCACCAAGTCCCGCTCCGACCTCCTCTGCCAGATCAAGCTCCTCACCGACCTCCTCGCCGAGGTCAACCACTCCGTCCGCCGGTCCGACGAGACCAAGACCTTCTGACCACCTCATACCTCCGTTTCCCGTGTGGGGGGAGTGCGTTCGCACCCCCCACACGGGGGTGACACTCGTTTCTTTCTTTCTTTTTCTTCTCACTTCTTTCTCATCAGGAGTCCGCAATGGACATCAAGTTCGACTCGCTCGCCTCGCTCGACACCCGCTCCTTCGCCAAGGCCTCGCCGGCCGACTACCCGGACGGCCGCTACTCCGCGACCATCCTCAAGGTCGACGCCGTCACGACCGACAGCAAGGGCAAGTTCTGCTTCCGCTTCCGCATCAACAGCGGCGTCGACAAGCACCAGGGCAAGCCCAACCTCTTCGTCTCCGACCAGGTGACGTTCACCACCCGCAAGGAGAACGAGGACGGCAGCGACATGTACGGCATCTCGTGGGCCGCGGTCAACGCGTTCTGCGACCTCGCCGCCATCGCCGGTGCCGACCGCCCCTCCGTCTACGCCTGCTTCAAGCAGTTCGCCCGCGCCTGCGAGGGCACGGACAAGACCGGCATGCGCGACAGCATGATCGCCATCGCCGAGTACGCGAAGCTCCTGCCCGGCACCCGCGTCGCGCCCAACATCGTCTGGACCGAGGACGGCCAGTACGCCAACGTGCGCGGCAGCAAGGCATCGCCGTCCTACCTCTCCGCCGCAAACGAGCTCGACCCGGGCTCGTCCTTCACCGCCGACGACACGGACGACGCACCCGTCGCCCCGTCCCGCCGGCGCAACCTCAAGGCCGTCCGCCGCTGAGCCATCCACTCGCTTCCCCCACCAGCCTCTGCTTCAGCACGCTGGTGGGGGACGTGTTTCCGCGAAAGGAATCCAATGCTCAACCACGACACCCAGCCCGACCTCCCATCCCTCACCGTCTCCGCTCTCCTCGTCCCGCTCGCCTTCTCCTCGTGGCTCGTCCGCCACTCCTCCATCGAGGCTGCCGCTCAGCCCTCGTGGATGGACCACGACCAGCGCGTCGACGACAACCGTCCCTACCTCGACGCACCCCACTCCGACGTCCTCTCCGACGCCGTGCCCATCCCCTCCGAGGAGCCCGACACCTACACCTCCGAGTTCTCCTTCCGCGCAGCGTGGGAGGTCACCCGCTCCGTCGAGCACCTGCCTCCAGCCTGGCGCCACATCTACCGCAAGTACAACCGCATCCTCTCCGAGGACCATGACCTCTCCATGTCCGCCGGCGGTGCTCACCGCTACGCCCGACCACACGAGTCCGTCATCCGGACCCCACCAACCCCAGCCACCATCACGCACGCCATGTCCGCAGCCTCCGCAGCAGGTCGCGCATCGGCCATGCGTTCGCGCCTCTACCGCCGGCTCGGCATCGTCCGCTGCCCGCGCACCAACCGCTTCGCCCGCGACCCCGACTCGTCGTGGACCTCCCACGCTCCCCTCGACCGTCGCATCCGCTGGGCTCAGCCAGCCTGATCCTTTCGCATCCCCCGCAGCGGGTCGCATTCGCGCCCCCGCTGCGGGGGAATTCCTCTCTTCTTCCTCCAACCAACAGTCCCATGTCGACCAACATCACCGCCAAGTACCAGATCTTCGTCGCCATCAACCCCTACGGCCGCATCATGCAGGTCTGGGGCACACCGTCCGGCGCCTTCCCCGAGGTCATCGCCACTGACTTCCCCGACCCCGACACCTGCACAACCCACCTCGTCTGCGCCACCGACTCCTTCACCGAGGCCTTCCGATCCTGGTCCGGCAACGCCCACGTCTGCCGCAACACCTGCCGATACCTCGCCGTCAGCTGCCACACCGTCAACCCCGAACTCGAGGACTGAACCATGCCTGCCCCCACCAACCACCTTTACCTCCACTGCGGCGCATCCGAGATCGCCTTCGATGACCTCGCCATGATCGTCCCGCCCGAGCCCACTCCCTCGTGGCACCCAATCCCGCACGCCTCCTACGTCACCGCCATCCGTGACTCCATCTCCATGCTCGGCGGTCGCATCACATCCCAGACCCTCGCCATCAAGCCCGGTCACACCGGAGCCGACAAGCTCTTCGGTCTCATCGAGTTCGAGCATCCGCGCATCACACCCCGACCCTCGGGCACCGTAGGCTTCGGGTTCCGCGGATCGTGGGACAAGTCGTTCGCCCAGTCCGGCATGCTCTCGTTCCGCACCTTCGTGTGCGACAACATGGCGATGTCCGGCGGCGACGCCATCTCGTTCCACCGCAAGAACACGCCCGGTCTCGCCGACAACTACGAGACCACCATCGCCACGGCCATGATCGACTTCATCGCTCACGCCAACCGCTTCGTCGGCACGCTCAACGACTTCGACATGTACGCCCTGCCCGACACCCGTGAGTTCATCGACACCACCGCCTGTGCCCTCGCCGACCGAGGCGCAGTCCTGTGGCAGAACGTCCCCCACCTGCGCCGTGAACTCTCCAACCCCGCCGGCCCCGGCGGTCTCTTCCCCGACCGCTCCGCCGGCCTGACCAAGGGCCTCGTCCTCCAGGCCATCACCGAAGTCGAGAAGCGTTCGCTCAACGCCCTGTCCACCGTCGATCGCATGCAGTCCGCCACCGCCTACCTCCAGGAGATCTGCTGACCATGAACACCACCTTCGCCACCCGCACCCGTCCGTTCACCAGCCCGTATCCCATCGACAACATCCGTTCCGAGGCAGTCGCCAGCCGTGACCAGCGCAACCGCGCCCGCGCCGCACGCATCAAGTCCCTCGTCGCTGCCGCTCCCTCCGACAACAAGGACGAGTTCTACTGGACCATGATTTACGACCTCGAGGAAGCGCCGACCATGACCGCTCGCTCCATGCTGCTCGAGCACGGCATCATCCCCGTCCCGCCCCAGGAACTGGTCACCACCGCCGACACCCACGACGAGCTGTGGACCGTCATCGAGGCGCTCTCCCGCTGCGGCGTCTTCCTCATCAACACCAACCACCTCTGCGACCGGGACCTCTACGCCCGTCTGTACTACCGCATCCTCGACGAGGAATGCCGTGCCATGCCGCCGTCCTGCGAGGCTGCCGAGTACGTCGACTGCCTGCACCCGATGGATCTCCAGTATCCGCTCGGCAAGCAGATGCCGCAGCTCACCTCCGCTCCCGAACTCCAGCCCGCCGGCAACTACGCCCGTGGCCCGGAGTACAACGTCATCGGCGCGATCTGCGACCGGGACGATCACCTTCCCCGTCCCTGGTAACAACCTTACGGGGGCAGGCCCGATTCTCTGACGAGATGCCCAGGCACGTTGCCTGTCTCATGCGTCGGGACCTGCCCCCACCAAGCCACCTTGGACCAGCCCGTCGGCCGCGACCTGGTCCGCGTGGGGCGCACCGCAGATCCTCCGCCCGTACAGCGGAGGGAAGGTGCGTCCGTATCCCACAGCTACCCGTCCTCCTCTGAGCACCGTCGCCTCTGCTACTCCCTGCCGTGATATCCGCGCACAGTACGCACGCACACTACGGTCACCACGATAAGGCTCTGGCTGGTGGGGTACTATCATCACGTCCCGCGAAAGGACTCACATGCAACGACCGCAAACCTACACCGGAGTTGGATCCCGAAAGACAACCCCGAAGCAACTTGCAATCATGAGAAGGATTGCACAAGTGTTTGCGGAAAGGGGATATCGACTCCGAACTGGCGATGCTGAGGGGGCGGACTCTGCATTTACTTCTGGTGCGCTTTCGCAATTGAAGCCTGAGCAATTGAAAGACCTGCTCCATGTATATGTTGCGCACGATGCATACAAGTCTCTTCGGCCGTACGAGCGCAAGCCTGCAGCCGACATGATCGAAACCCTCATCAACCTTGCTCGCAAGTACCACCCGAACCCGTCTGCACTCAGCAGCAAGGCGTCGTGGTCGAGGGGTTCGCCGCTTGGATTGCAAGCACGCAACGCTCTTCAAATCGGAGGTGATCGGCTCAACGATCCTTCTGATTTTGCGGTGATGGCATTCACGCCAGAGAACCAGCGCAGATTTGCCGGCGACCTTGGCGGTACGGGCCAAGCCTTCCGCATCGCAAAGTCAAAGGGAATCCCGGTCTTCGATCTCGACATGTCTGAAAAAGACTTGCTTGATCAACTTGCCCTATATAAGGGACCCCACTCAAGTCAACTTGAGAAGATGATCGAGTACATCCTCCGCAACAGGTAACACATGCAACTCAACCTGCTCCCGGCCAAGCCCACCTGCGTGGGCTGCGATCTCCATTCCGGCGCCAAGAACGTTGGCATCCCCTCACGCCATCTCCCCACCAGCCTGCCCCCTGACTCGGCCAACCCCGTGGTCATCGTCATCGGCATGAACCCCGGCACGCAAGAGGACCGAGCAGGCGAGTGCTGGATCGGACCCTCGGGCCAGCTCCTTGCCGGGCCCTACCTCACCGGCTCGACCGTCTCGTCCCTCGCCACCGTCTACCTCTGCAACGTGGCCCGATGCGTCTCGCCGGGCGGCAAGCCCAAGCCCGCGCACTATCGCACGTGCTTCACCAACACGTTGCTTGACATCACCACGATCCTGGACCATCATCACGCCTCGCCTGCCCGTGCCATCCTGTGCGCCGGCGCAGACCCGGTCACCTACCTGTCCCGCACGTTCCAGAAGAAGGCCATGTCCCAGCAGGACGCGTTCCGTGCGCAAGGCATGTCCATCCCGACCCTCACACGCACGCACCTGTTCGCCACCTACCACCCGGCCGCAGTCCTGCGCGAGCCCGGCCTCATCCATCCCGTCGCCGACCACCTCGCCCTGCTCCGGAACTTCCTGACCGGCGACCTGGCACGGCCCACCGCACCGCTCATCCGCACCCCGTTCCTCCCGAGGACCACATGAACCTCAGCTCCGCCGACCTTGACACCATGCGCAAGGCTCTCGTCCTTCTTCGCTCAGACATCACTGAGATCGGACCTACCTGCGATCACGCGGTGGGCTTCTGCATCTGCGATCTCAAGAACACCTACGAGAACCTCGGCGAACTGTTCTACCGCATCACCGACAAGCAGGTCGGCTTCCCCCGCCAGCCTGAGTTCATCGACCTCGTTGAGTTCAGCCGCAAGTTCCTCGATCCCAACGCAGCCAACGCTGCCTTCCGCAACGGAACCATCAACCACCAATGAGTGACCTCAACCTTGTCATCGAAATGATTCGTAAGCTCAACGCTGAGATCGAAGGCTTGCGTGAAGATCGGGATAAAGCAAGGCGCATGTACTGCAGCGTCATGGCTGACTGCCTCACCGAGTACCGCTCACCGCAAGACATCGCCACTGATCGTGGCTGGGACTGCTACAAGGAGGACGGCAAGTGAGCAAGAAGAAACCAAAGACGATTGATGCTTCCTGCCCCGTTACGTTGATGGGGTGCGAAGGAGAAGTGATCGTAGAGATGACTCCGACCGAGGCAGTTTCGATGCTCGAAAAGGCATGGCAGGAAAACAAGCGACTGCGGCAGGAGAACGCAACCATCACCGCCGAGCGCGACGAGGCGAGGCGGATGATCTGCCGTTTGCATTTCACTAGTGCTGAATTGCAGCACGACTTCGCCAAAGCCAAGGGTTGGGATTGCTTCAAGGAGGACGGCAAGTGAACGACAACACCCTGATCTACTGGCTGTACCGGCAGGAGGGGACGAAGGCCACGGTCGGCATGATCGCGGCCAACCGCATCCGCGAACTCAAGCGCGAGCTTGCCCGTGCCAACCAGCGCATCGGCCTGTTCCAGCACCACGCATCCAAGAAGAAGGCGAAGACATGCAAGTCCCGGCGTCAGACAAAGTGCACAGCCAAAGCCATGAGTGGACGCTCGACAAGCACCTGATGTATCTGGTCGGTCTGTCCGAAGCGCTCGGCAACGTCACGCTGAGCGCTTCACTCATGCACGAGATCTGCCAGGCGTACAACTACTACCGCTTCCGTGCCGAGCGAGATTCCAAGAAGATCGAACAGCTAGAAGCGACCATCAAGAAACTCAAGGAAAAGAACAAGTGAGCGACATCGTTACCACTCTTCGCGCACTCGCGAGCGGACTCGTGCCTGCCGTCGAGGAGAAGGCCATGCGCGACGCAGCCAACGAGATCATCCGACTCGAGGGTTCCGTGCTCGACCTCATCGCCGAGCGCGACCGGCAGACCGAGATCATCGTCACCCTCCGACAGGAACTGAAGGAGGCGAAGGCACGAAACACCATGTACCTCTCCAAGATCCAGGAGTTCGAGGCCCGTGAGTACTAGTCCCCGCGTCATCTCCCTCGACATCGAGACCTATGGAGCGGCTGCTACCAACGGTCGGAGCACGTTGCTCCCCGTGCAGACCGTCTTCCATCCGGCCCGAGCAATCGCCACGGACGGCGTTGCACGGGAGGATCTGGTCCTCACATGCGCCATCACCGTCGCCGCCGCCGAACCCGAAACCCTCAACAGCCTTGAAGGTATAGCGTCGCTGCAGCCCGGTCCCACCTTCACCCTCAACCTGACTGACCCCACCAGCCACGGGATCCTGCTGGCGTGGCTACGCCATGCGCACACCATCGTCGGCATGAACCTGCCGTTCGACATCCTCTGGCTGCGCGCATTCACCCCGGCCCTCGCCCTCGCCCTCAACGGACGGCACACCCTCATCGACCTGTCCGTCGTCAACTTCCTGCACTCCGAGCTGCGGCCCGAGCGCAGCCTCAAGTCCCTCGGCCCGGTCCTCGGCACGCACTCGTATCGTGACGCCGCCACCCTCAAGGACGGTCGCCGGTTCCCATCCCCCACCTGCCCCGACCTCCACGCGTATAACGCGCAGGACACGCACAACACCCTGCTCGCAGTCTCGCACCTCGCGAACCGAATCCGCAACGACTACCCCGCCACCGACAAGCTCAGCGCCTACAGCATCCGCCACTTCAGCGACACGCTGTGGTCCACCATCCGCATGAGCGAGGCCGGCATTCCCTTTTCACTCACTCGCCTGAGTAATTTGGAAGCCGACCTCATCAAGCAGGCCGACGACGCAACCAACTGCGCCGCTGCTGGTGGGGTACTCATCGAAGGCGAGGGATCCGTCCAGTCCCAGCGCGAGTTCATGTCCCGCTGCATCGAGGACATCCTCCCCACCAACCCCGACTTCCTCTCGCACCCCCTCCTGACCTACACCGAGAAGGCCCGTGAACTCTCGTGGTCCAGCGAGAACCGCCGCCTGATCGCAAGCCACCTGCCCGACTCCCATCCCGCACGAACCATCTTCGAGTGTGCCGATAAGCACAGTACTGCACAGAAGCTGGTCTCGTCGTACACATACCCGCTCCTCCGTCACCGGCGAACCAAACCGAACGACCGCTCATCTGTCCTTCTCAGGCGGACAGATCGCCCCGATATCGGCATTGCGTACCCCACCTGGTACACGGTCCCGTCCGTGCCCAAGGACTCTGGCTCCGAGGGCGGCACGATCCAGGCACGCATCACCTGCAAGAACCCCGCAGCGCAGACATTCCCCGCCGTCATCAAGGACTGCGAGGAGTCACGCTTCGAGGGCGGCAGCATCGTCTCGTTCGACCTGAGCCAGATCGAGCTGCGCGTTGCGGCCATCCTCTCGGGCGAGCCCACCCTGCTCGCCGCGTTCAACGACGGCCTCGACTTGCACACCCAGCGCACGCTCGCCATCTTCGGGCAGGACGCCCAGTCCCGCCCCGACTTCAAGTCCCTCCGTCAGATCGGCAAGACCGTGAACTTCGCCGACCTGTTCGGCGCGTCAGCCGCACGCCTGCAGCGCAGCGTCCTCGACATGTCCGGCACACTGTACCCCATGACGTTCTTCGAGCAGATCGTCAGCAGCCGCTACGACCAGCGGCCAGGGCTGGTGTGGTGGCAACACTCCCTGTGCAAGCAGGCCGAGACCGCCGGCTACATCGAGCTCCCGTACACCGGGCACACCCGCACGTTCACCGGCTTCCGTCTGGACGAGCGGGCATGGCGCAGCAAGCGGGAGCTCAAGCAGATCCTCGCCCGTGGCGGCAAGTCCATGATCTCCGAGGTCTGCAACTTCCCCGTGCAGGCAACCGCCGGCAACGTCATGCTCGCCATCCAGAACTTCATTCACCGGGCACTCGGCCCGATCACGTCCCCCACCAGCCACCGGCAGCCGCTGCTGTTCCTCCAGGTCTACGACGCCCTGTACTTCGACTGCCCCGCAGGCACCGAGGAACACGCCGCAGACCTGATGCGAGACGCGGTCGAGTTCGTCGGCACGGCCGGCTACTGGTCAGAGTTGTGCAATCGTTCCAAGTACTTCGCACCCCTTATCTACGAGTGAACCATGGGTCTACCCAAGCACATCCCGCCTCACACCTTCGACGCCCTGTACCGCTTCTACAAGTTTGGGCACCAGCCCGGCGACTTCCTCGGCGACCTGATCGCCGGCAACATTTACTTCGCCGCCTGCCGTGCTGATGCACAGAACCACCAGTACTTCGCGGACATCATCATCTTCATCAACCAGTACGCAAGCCAGGTGTCCAAGGACAACGACATGTTCAACTTCAAGTGGGAGACCTGGCGCTCCCGCTTTAGCCCCGACGCAACCGAGATCAGCTTCCACTACGAGGACCCCGATGATTGACAAGAAGACCACGCACCGCAAGGACATCACCGTGTGGGTGGAGAAGTCCGGCATCTCGCTCGACGTGACCTACGACTGCACGTTCACCGTCAGCTCCAGCGAATCGCAGCCCGGACTCGTCGACCGCAAGGTCGAGTGGGACAACGTCACTCCCATCCACGTCTCGTACTCCGACGTCAACGACGACGAGATCGTGTGGCACTACGGAGACAACATGCCGGCCAAGATCACCAACGCGCTCGAGACGTTCTCGAGCCTCATCCTCGGCAAGCTCGCCGACAGCATCGAAGGAATCCGATGACCATCAAGACACCTCTCGCAGACGCCTTCGTCGCCGCCATCCGTGCGGCATTCCCCGGCCAGCCACTTCATGTCCGCATCGTCTACAACGGCGCGGGCGACGACGGCTGGTTCGACGACTTTCACGTCCACTTCACCCCGCGAGACCACGACTACGAGAACATCTCCGGCTGGTACGCACGGCACATCACGTCCGGGGAGTACAAGCCATACGGGGACGAGGACATCCAGAGAATCCAGGTGAAGAAAGCCCAGGCCCGCATCATCAGCGACGTGATGGACAAGCACGACATCAACGAGATCTACCGTGAGCTCGGCGACATCCTGTGCAAGCGTCATCCCGGCTGGGAGATCAACGACGGCGGCTCGGGTGCCTTCATCTTCTACCCTGACGGTACCCGGCGTCACGAGCACAGCACCAACATCATGACTACCGAAGACGAGGAGCAGCCCTTCTAATGCACCCCCACCACCACGCCCTGTCCTCCGCCAAGAAGTTCGGCGGGAAGGCCGATGACTACGAGTTCATCCACTCCTGGTTCGACGAGACCAAGGCGTTCTTCGGCGACGCCCGTCACCGTGCGCTCCGCCACCACACCGCCGGCATCTTCTGGTGCGAGAAGGAGTTCGGAACCACCATCACCAACAGCCTGAACAAGCAGGTCCCCACCCGCCTGATCGCGGAGCAGCACGTCATGGAGGACATGGGATTCCTGCCCACGCCCGAGTGGTGGCTGAACCAGATGAAGCTGGCGCCCGAGATGAACCACGTGCCCGTCAAGTCCCGCGATCACGACACCCCCATCGACACCCTCAAGCGCGCACTCGCAGTCGAGATGTATAAAGGAGAAGGCTGATGCCCACCGTCCAGTTCAACAACCTTGAAGACCTCGCCACCATCGTCACCCACTTCGACTCACACCCCAACGCCAAGCTGTTCCTAGTCCACGACCACGGCGTCTACCTCATGCCCGGCTCCCCCTCCCTGCCCGGCAAGAGGGAAGGCATGCACTGGGTTACGCACGCGAAGGACTGCAACCCGGACACCGACCCGGAGTGCTGGGAGAACGCACGCGACCTGGTTGGTGGGGATGACTTCGGCGAGGACATCACGACCGCCATCCACGTCATCCGAGCATGCGTGAAGGAAGGCAAGGGATTCTCCATCAAGGTCTCCCCCACCAGCTTTGCCTTCAACATGGGCAGGAAGTTGCCCAAGTCCGCGAAGGTCGGTTGATACGATGGGTCCGTGTCCCAAGTCACGGTCCTGATCGACAGCCGAGAGAAGAAGCCCCTGACCTTTCCGGCCCACCTCGTGGTGCTGGACAGGGCACGCCTGCCCACCGCCGGTCGGTCCCGCACAGTCACGGTCCGCACGCAGTCTGAGACCATGAAGACTGGGGACTACCGGTTGGTGGGGGGCAAGGCGGCCATCGAACGCAAAGGCTCATTCGAGGAGATCGCTGGAAACTGCCTAACTACTGACGGCAGAAGGCGTTTTATTGAATGCTGCCGAAGGCTTCGAGACGACGTGCAGCATGCCTGCCTCCTGTTTGAGGGCGCAATCGGGGGGTTTGAAGTACGGGCTGGACTTCCGCACCCGGGTGTTGCAGCGGATGCTTTATTGGATATCATCGGGGCGTTCGGATTGCCGATTATTCTCATGCCCCTAGCGACGGTCGGCCAACGAAGGGCTGCAGGGGAATGGGCTCTGAGATGGCTGATCTCGAAGGAACAAGCAAATGACCTCAGTCCAGATCTACACAAACACAAGCTCGGCACACTTTGCGACGACGACGGGCGGACCAGATGGTGCAAAGTTTGTGGCTCCTCTTGTTGCGGCTGCGGACACGCCGGCATCGCATCTTCCGCAGGCAACGAAGCCGAACGCGACAAGCCATCCCAATTCCCTGTTCACTGGCAGCAGCCTGAACTACCTCCGGATCAAGCTTCTGACTGATAGCAATAATGCAAATCTGGGGAATATCCCGCAGTTCTACGTCTACGGCTGGAGTCGTGAACTCACGACCGGCTGGTGGGAGTCGCGACTTCTCGCATCGCTGAAGCCTGGTGTTGCCACCATCGGCAGCACAAGCACAGTTACCTGGCCGGGAGTTGGAACTGTTCGGGAGATCGTGCTTCTCGGGGACACGACAACCGCTCCTGCAGCTACTCCTCATCGCGGTGATGCCAAGCTCTACCAGTCGTTTGCAGGTAGTGGCGGAGCACAATTCCTCGTTGATACGATTGGAACCGAGTTCATCGAGATTCACTTCACACAGGCAACTAGTTCGTCGGGAAACTTCTACGCACTCTGCGCAGGTCTCTGATCAGGAAAACAAATGTCAACCGAATACTCCCTTCCGAATCCCGCTGGTGGAGCCGTCATTCGACCCGTACACGGAAGCTCCCGTGCGGGGCAGTTCCTGAAGGATGTCATTCAGGGGATCGACTCCGTTGACATCGTCGTCTTCGGCGACTCGAATGCCGGAAGCGAGGCGAGCTACGGTTACACGGGCGGGTGGGCGGACTCGCTTGCGTCGCTCGGCATCAAGCAGTACGCAACGCCGATCTGGTTCTCGAACTCAGAGGCAGGCAACGCACGATCAGGTGGCCTCATCGGCCGTTTCACCTACGTCGGATGGTCTGGCGATAGCACGGTAGGTATTGGTGGAAACTCGTACAGCCTTGGAAACCAAATTGCCGCAAGTACCGCAAGCGCGATTACTGCATCTGCAATCACCAATCCGAGGTCCGGAGAGGTTTACTACGTTCGCTGCAGCACGGCGACTTCGTCAACCACCTCTACGATTACGCTTGATTTAAGCGCAAGCCCAAGCGACGACGCATACAACAACATGTGGCTGTCGATGGGCGTGAATCACTACAAGATTCTCGACTACAACGGAAGCACCAAGGTAGCAACGATTCCGACCCAGGGCGCTGCTCCTACCGCAACTACGTACACGATTACCACGGGTGGTCTTCGCCCGTACGCATTCCGATACGAGCCGACGCACGTCCCGGCTTCGACTGTCTTTACTTCCGGTGCAAACGGACCGAGCATCCGACTTAATCCGTACAACGCGCTTGCCGGCGGAAACGGTTCTGGCGCTCAGGATCTCCAGTATCGGGTGGTTCGTTCTGCAGTTGGAACCGGTGGTCAGTACAAGCTTCGTGCGATGTACGCAACGAACACTACCATTGCAGCATCCTCGGCGTTCATCAGCACTGCCGCTGGTACCAGCACTCTCCCCTACGCAACCGACTACACCAACGATTCACTGAACTTCACGACGACCGTGACCGGCGGAGTTCCGGACGAGATCAAGTGTGCGTGGGACGGATACAACGTCGCGCCGACTGGCGATACTCGGGTAACCGGCCCACTCACTATCTTCTGGCATTCTGTGATTGCTCGAAATACAAAGGGCTACTCGGTTAGTTGCCTCAACTACAACGGCGGTGCGACCACCGAGGATCTTGCCAACCAGGTCTACTGGTCTTCGCGTCTGATTGAGATGGCTCTGCAGGAACTGAGGCAGCGACAGATCGCAGCCGGTGGTTCCGGTCGAGTGATCTGGTACCACAACAGCGGTATCAACGGAAGCGAGACGCCTCAGAGCTATATCACGAACGTCTCAAGGATCATTGATGAGGTGAGTCGGATCTGGGGCAAGTGCGGATTCCCGCCGAGCGATCTTTCCTTCCTTGTCACGGCAACTCATCCGGTTGTCGAAGGAGATCCCGGAGCCGGGACCTGGTGGCGTCAGTGCGGACTGGTGAACTCGGGAGCGAAGCAGTGGGTTGCAAGCACCTCGTATGGTGATCGAGTTACCTTCTGCGATCTTTCCGCTCTGATCTCTGCTCAGCAGCTCAAGTCTCGGAATCTGTACCAGCTTCTGAGCAACAATCTTTACGCGGCACACCTTCGCAATCCGATTCTTCTTCAGATCCCTACCGATACGGTTGCGAAGAGCGTTCCTGCCTGGAGCGCGGCTCGTACCTACGCGATCGGCGAGGTCGTTTCCCTGAGTGGCACGAACTACTACTGCATCGCGGCAACGACAAACAACACGCCTCCGAATGCAACCTACTGGTATGCGCTTCCTGCCGGATCCAGCGGTTACGGATCCTCCGCGGCAAACGGAAACCTGTGGGGGACCAGCGGTACGAATGTCCGCTTTACCTACACCGCTGCGAACTACTCAGGAAACTACGGTGCTGACATTCAAGTTGCAAACAACGGGTACCTCGCGATGGTCCTGAACATGATCAACTCGATCACCGCATACGTCTAAGGAACACAATGACTCTTGAGCGAGACAACGTCGTGAAGCTGTCAGTCCGTGACTGGGCAGCCATCATCGGTCTGGTCATTGCGCTTGGCGGAGGAGTGCTTAGCGCCTTCATGCACCACGACAGGCTGCTCATGCGGGTCGTGACTCAGCAGGAATCCATCAATGAACGGCTGGACAAGATCGAGCGCCAGCTTGATCCTCGCAACTAGCCTCTGGCTGGTGGGGTGCAGCGAGCTCGCGAAGGTGAGCGAGAACGCGACGGCCATCCAGGCCGAGTCGCAGTCACTTATAGATCACGGGCGGATGGTGGGGGACAAGGAGGTGGTGACCCGTGCCGGACGCATCCACGATCTTGCTGCTGACATCCATGGTCGGATACCTCATCTGGAGGACAAGACCCCCGTTTGGTTATCCACCCTATGGTGGGCTGCGGCGGCAGTGGCACTCATCGCCGTCGCCGTCATCCTCTGGCAGACGGGCTTGGGCACGGCTGTCCGAGTCGCAATTGGCTGGCTGCCGCGCCGAAAGATCCAAGACGCGAACCTAGCCGCCGGCATGTTGGATCCAGATAAACCTGAGGATGCCCGCGAGTACGTCGCTGCGCGGCGGGCATCTGACCCCGAGTTCGACGCTGCGTGGCGACGTGTCCACAAGAAAGGTTCATAAATGATCCTCGCTGATTTCTCCTCGTTCCTTGGTAGCCTTTGGTTCGCCGCGATGGTTGGTCTGGTCGGCTTCGGTGCCGGCTGGTACCTCTGCAAGAAGCACGGCTCCAAGCTCTGATGTCGAACGTCCCGTTCCAGGTGAGGGCAGCGTCGAGGAACATCCACCTCGTCGACCTTACGTGCACCTCGCGAACGGACGAGTGGTGGTTCCTCCTGTCCGGGGACCGTCACCACGACAACCCTCACGCTGACCATGAACTCGAGCTCACACATCTTGACGAGGCTGTGCGTCGTCGTGCTGGCATCATCGATGTGGGTGACCTATTCTGTGCTATGGAAGGCAAGTTTGATCCTCGCCGCAACAAGGCGGGGATTCGAGAAGAGCATGCACTGGCTGCGGACTACCTCGATTCCCTAGTCCGTCACGCCTCCGACTTCTACTCGCCCTACTCCGCCAACATGGTGGTCATCGGGCGCGGCAACCACGAATCGGCGATCCTCAAGAACTGCGAGACCGACCTGACCGAGCGGCTTTGCGAACGCATGAGCCATCAGTCCGGACACAAGGTTAACCCAGGCGGATACGGCGGGTGGGTTCGCTTCCTCACCGAGACGCCCAGCGGCGAGCGATACACGCTCAGCCTCAAGTATTTCCACGGCAGCGGCGGCGCGGCACTGATGTCCTTCGACACCCTTAAGGTCCGGCGCAGCGCAGCTGTCATGCCCGACGCGGACGTGATCGTGCAGGGCCACGTTCACAAGCAGTGGTTCATGCCGCTGTCCCGCGAACGGCTGGTGTGCGACAAGCAGGGCTGCCGGGTAGTCAGCGACATCCAGTACCACGTTCGCACCGGTACTTACAAGGACGAGTTCGGAGACGGCCACAGCGGCTGGCACATCGAGCAAGGCCGCGGACCAGAAGTTCAGGGCGCAGTCTGGATGCGACTGTACCTCGCCAAGAAGTCCGGCCGCACGATTGCCGGCGAGGCGAAGACCTACTACCAGCTCATGCCCGAGTTCCACCTCGCACACTGAACCCCACCAACCATGGCGAAGGGCGACCGCATCCTCCGCATCCGTGGCCAGAGATGGCGGCTCAGGTTCGTGACGAACCTAGGCGACGCCGAGGGGATCTGCAACAAGGAAGAGCGGATCATCCGCATCGCGCTCGGATACACCGAGGACCGCACGCTGGACTCCATCATCCACGAGATCCTGCACGCCGCGCTCTGGGACCTGGACGAGGAAGCCGTGCACGACACGGCCAACGCCATCTCCGCCGCCCTCTGGCGTCTCGGCTACCGCCGTGACCCGTAAGAAACACTTACCACTTTTCCTTACCGCTTACGAAACGACCGCTTCGTAGCAGAACGTGTACGCCTGATCGACAAGTCCAGATAACGTGTACAAACCTACGACAGTTGTCGACAAGTGTAGTGCTTTCTACACAGCCCATTTGCTGAGCGGGATTCCCACTACCCGCATTGCCGGTACACCCACGGCATCTTGTTCTTGGCCCAGCCTAGGCGAGAGATTAGATCATCAGCATGGGTGAAGTACATACTACAACGCTCTCCCCTAGAGTCGCGCATGCGGGGGAGCGCTACGCGCCCCGCATGCGCTCACCCCAGGAGTCCCACCTATGCCCCCACCGACCCAGACTGTCCATTACCCCACCAGCATCTGCGATCCCAATGTCCGCCCATGGCTGGAGGCACACGGCATCTTTGCCCGTAAGCCCCCCATCCGCAGCAGCGACTACCGGCTCGTCCGCTCGTGCCCCCGCACCTACTACCTGTCACGCCGGCTTGGCCTGGTCAAGGCGTTCCAGTACAGCGCGGCCCTGACCCGGGGCAGCTGGGTCCACCTCGCGTTCGCCTGCATCCTCGATGACCCCACCGACCGGGCACTGACCCTCGAGCAGGCCATTGCCGCACGCTGCGAGGAACTGCGCGGAGTGTGCAAGCAGCTCGGCGTGTCCGGCGAGAAGACCAGGGAGATGATCGCCCGCGAGGAACTGGACGCCCGCACCAGCATTGCGTGGTTCAACGCTGCCCTCCAGATCACGGACGGCAGCGGACGCACCCTGGCCCAACGCTTCGCGGAGGACTGGGTCGTGGTCGCGCAGGAGCCCGAGATCCGCCACGGCGATCGACTGATCCAGCCCGACTGCCTGCTCAAGGACAAGGCCGGCAAGCTGTGGATCGTGGACTTTAAGACCACCGGCATGTCCACCAACGCCCGCCTGCAAACCTGCCCCCTCGAGTTCCAGACCCAGCACTACTTCCACACCTTCCTCGACAAGTCCCGTGACGAGGCTGACTTCGCCGGGCAGTACGGCATCAGCTGGCCCGGAGAGATTGGTGGGGTCCTGCACGTCGCGATCCGCAAGCCGTCCATCGAGTTCGGCATGAAGGACCGCCCGTTCACGCTGGACGAATCGCCGTTCAAGAGCGGCCCCCGCAAGGGCGAGCCGCGTAACGAGCGCATCTACACGGGCGAGCCTGACCCGTACCTGTACGAGCAGCGTTGCGTGGATTGGTACATGGGTCGCGGAGAGTACAGCCACTTCGAGCCCGAACGGCTGACTGACCCGTGCGTTGCGATTTCCACCACATCCGCGGAGCTTTTGCTTGCGGAAGATCTCAAGTCGGAGTACCATGCTCGCCTGTCCTTCATCCGGAAGTACACGAGCCTCCAGTCCTATCCCAGCGAATTCGAGATTGGTGATCCGGTAGTCCAGCACGGGACTCCGTCGCCGTACCTCCCGTTCCACATGGTCGAGCCTGGCAAGTGGCCCGAGTTGATCCTGGCTGAAGGGTTCCTGCAGAGAGACAGAGACACCCACACGGAGATCGACAATGGAGGAGACGCCTAACCCCACCAGCCAGGAAGCAGGAAAGTCCGTCCTCGGGCCCGTCATCTGGCAAGAGGTCCTGCGCAAGGTGATCGCGCCCAAGGTCACGGTCATCGTCACGCAGTACGGCAACGACATCGAGAACCGGCAGCAGCTGCACCGCAAGTTCTGCGAGGAGTACGGCATTCGTCCGTCCTACTCCACCTTCAGCAGCTGGTGCGAGGATCTGGGCATCAGCTTCCGCAAGAAGATCGAGGTCCACATTCCCGGCTGGAAGGAGATGCCGCGACCGACCGCCGAGTTCATCGGTCCGATGCCGGCATATCAGGCAACAGAGACGAAGAAGGAACAGTCGGTAGCGAAGCAGATCGTTCCGGCAATTCTTCAGGAAGAGGAAGATGCACCGATTGTCTGGGACACGAAGGTACCGCCTCAGAAGCCATCGCAGAAGTTCAATGAAGATGGGATGCCGACCATTCTTCCCGGAGGGATGAGGATGCCCTCGTTCTTTGATTCCGGAAACTACGGCAACTAACCCCCCAAAACAGGAGTCATCATGACCCACTCCGTCACCCACGGTTCGACTGTCGCATCCAAATACGCAGGGCTCGGAAATGCCGTCACCACTGGTCGCACTACTCCTTCCCGCATGCTTGGTCTGGTGGTCGGTGAGGCTGGCTGCGGCAAGTCTTTCCTCCTCCAGTCCCACCCTGGCGCGTACATCCTCAACCTTGACGAGACGCCTGCGGTCTGCGGCACCAGCGAGGCCGTCATGTTCCCCACCCCCGGTCCTGACGGCCGATCGGTGGACGAGAAGGGAAGCCCCATCGTCCTCGACTGGGCCGCGCTCGAAGCAAAGCAGAAGGTTCTGATCGATCTCGCCAAGGGCAACCAGCCTCGCCCCGAGACCGTCGTCATCGACACGCTCGGTGCCGCCATCCGACTGCTGCGTCCGCACATCGCCAAGATCTACGGTCGCGAACGGTTCACCGACGTCGACGGTCGGCTCGGCTGGGAGCGCCTGTTCGATACCCTCATCGAGTTCGGCACCACGCTGCGCCGGCACGGCTACGGCGTGTACTACATCGCGCACCTGTCGCGCAAGCACGTCCCGCTCAGCGAGAACCAGAACGTGGAGGAGTACAAGATCCTCATCAGCGACGGTCTGTACGCCCGCATGTTCCCCATGTTCGACATCGTTATCCCCGTCACCGCGCAGTGGGACGTGCGGGAGATCACGCGTGATCAGGAAGCCAACGTCGGCGGCAAGGTCGTTACCCGCAAGGTCACGAGCCAGGAAAAGGTCCGCCGTCACTACTGCTCTTTCGACAACCCAAAGCTGGAAGGCATCGCCAAGGTCCGTACCCTGTCGCCGCTGACCACCATTGAGCTCCCGAGGGACAACGCATGGCAGTCGTTCTGCTCTGCGTACGAGAGCGCGAACGCGTCCCGCTGACGCGGGGGTCGCGTTCGCTGTCCCTCATCGTTTCGTTTGTTTCGTTTCTTTCACATCTCTATTCGGAGAATCAGATGCCCATTGAGAACAACGTCAAGGCCATGTTCAACTCGCTCAACACCGCGTTCGCGCAGGCTCAGCCCGACAACGGCATGGGTGCTGGCGGCTGGTGGCCGGCAGAGGGTCAGCACGAGGTGTTCGTGTCCGCCCTGAACGTGCGCCCCAGCGAGTACAAGCTGCCGGACGGCCAGAAGGTTGCCGGCACGGAGATCAGCTTTCGGTACCAGCTCATCAACGACACCGACTCCCCCAACGAGCCGCGCTCGTTCGACGGCAGCGCCTTCCGCCTGCCGCAGGACACCAGCGTCCTCGACGACAAGGGTCGCATGCGCGTTGACATCGAGATGCGCCGCCTGAAGGGCCACCTCCAGACCATCCTCCGCCGTGACGTCAAGGATATCGGAACCGCTATCGCGGACGCCGATGCCAAGATCAACGGTCAGGACGCGGTCGCCGTCGTCGTGAAGTGCCAGTACGACAACGTCAACGGAAAGATCTACCGCAAGGACTTCCTCGTGAAGCCCCTTGCCGGCTGATCTGTTACACTACCCAGACCCCACCAGCCGGGGGAGGGTTACCCGCAAGGTGCCCTCCCCCTCATAGTCCCCCGGATAGCCCCCTGGTTGCCCCGAACGACGGAGAGCGACCAGGGGGTTTCCGCGGGGGGCCTGAAAGGAACACGCGTGTACGAGACTCGGTTCGTCTATCAGCTGCCGCTTGACCGCGCAGATGAAGTTGCCACACAGGTAGCCAAGGTGTTGGAGGCGACCGAAGTACACCCCGTAAGCGTCAACCTTGCTGTTGACGAAGACCGCGCCATCGCGACGATCATCTACCTCACCGGTACGCCGGTGGAGAGCGATACGGTGATCAAGCAGTGGCGCCGAATCGACAAGGGAATCCAGGTCGAGCGCAATCACAAGATCAACCCCGACCGATTCCGTCGCGTTGCGCTCATCGGAACGGAGAACGGCCAGCTCCGCAACATGCTTGCCCACGAGGTGGAGCGCCTGTGCCGCAAGGGCGTAGGCAGCAAGGGGATCCTTGACTACCTAACCGAGTGCGAAGGCATTGTTGCCCAGCTCAAGTCGTACGTAGAATCCACGCGTGCACCAGTCTGAACACGGACTATCCGCCGTCATCTCCCGACACTCCGGTGAACCCCTCTCCATCACCGGACCCTCCCCCTTCACCGACACCACCGAACCCCTCCACGCCTACGCCGGTATCTACCGCGCACCCACAGGCTGGTGGGGCATCGTCGTCCACTGCCCACGCGGCACGCACCCCCAGCACGCGATCCAGCACTACGAGGCAGACACCACCCCTGTCCTCTGGATCACACCAGAAGCGAGCATCGGGCTCTACCGGTTGCCGTCCAACGAACTCGTAGTATCAGCTCGAGTACCTCCTCTGGCAATCGAGGCAATGACACAGGTGATCGCTGACGAGACTGGTCGCGACTTTGCGGAGAGCCGATTCAATCGCAGGCGCGTACCCGCGGGCGTGCGATGGCTGCCCGGCAAGCAGATGCAGCTCTGGTTCTCGCTCTAGCGATTGCCCCAGCGGTACATGTCGCCCTGCTCGACCGGCTGACCGGGAACCCCACCAGCCATGAGCTGACCAGGCAGGGTCTCCTCAACCGCCTGCTGGTACACGTCTCGCGCAGTCTTGTCGATGCTCTCGAGCGTGCGGCCCACGACGCTCTCCTCGCGGAGCTTGATCGCCTGCTTCATCTGCTCCTGCGTCACCGTCAAGGGTAGGCCGAATCGCTTCTCGAAGTTCACCTTTACGCGCTTGGCGGCACCCATGTTGTTGCCGAGCACGGCTGCGATGTACTGCCGACGACCCTCGCGGATCGCGTCGCGGTTCTTCAGGAGGAACTGGCTCAGCTCCTGCGGCTGGCTGAACCGACCCATGTCCGCACCGAACGACCGAAGCACCACGTCGCTGGTGGGGTACTGTCCCATGAACCGACCGTCCGTGTTGTACACGGGCACCATGCCGCTCTCTGACTGCCGCCAGTCCGCATACGTCCGCTGGAGCCCCAGCACCTGCAACGGCTCAGAGGGAGGCAGCGTGCCGATCAACCGGCTTACCGCAACGCCGCCCGGGATGATGCGCGGAAGGATGTCCTGAAGGATCTCGCCGTCGCCGGTACCCAGATACTTCACCGCGTTCCAGCCAACGTCCACCACGGGCGGGATGTAGAGCGGGGGCTGGTCGCCCTGCAACGCCTGCTGTCCCCCCACCAGATCCGTCATGCCGAACGCAAGGCCACGGCTCAGGTCCACGCCGAGCGCGTTCTTGCCGACCTCGTAGGCCACCGCGCTGACCGCCATCAGCTTCGCAAGGTCCTGCAGCACGGGCGCCCGTCGATTCGGATCCACGATCTTCGGGATCGCGAACACGTTGGTGAACGACCGGAGACCGTACTGCGCGAACTGGCGGAACGCGGGGTTGCGTAGACCAGGCAGGTAGAACATCGCGGGCCTGTTCAGCGGGCTGCTGCCGAACTGGAACATCTGCACGGCCTGGAACGCGTCCTGACCGGCACGCACAGCGTCGTCCGCACTGACCCGTCCTGCACGCTCGTAGGCGTTCAGCATCGCGTTCGCGGTCACCGTCCGGTTCAGCGTCTCGCTGAGCTGGAACGGCTTCATCAGCGTCTCGAGCAGGTTGAACTGCGGCTTCCCCACCAGCGGAGCCGTGCCGTACCCCGCCTGCTCCACCATGCCCCACGACGAGCCGATGTCCGCAAGAGACGAGACGTCGATGGACCCGGCACCGAACCGGCGCTGGAACGCGGTGCTCATCGCAGTCCGGATCTGCGCGGGACTCGCGCCGGGACCGAGCTTGCGGCGCACCTTCATGTACTCGCCGATCTGCTCGAAGCTCTGTGCGTAGGCCTTGACCGTGTTCTTGAACCCCAGTTGGTGAATGCTCTGGAGGGGCTGCAGCAGGTTGATGAGCACGGTGCCCATGTTCAAACCCATGTGGCTGCCGTACATGAGGCGCGTCACGGACTGCCACGGCAGGAACTCGTCGCCCGCCAGGTCGTTGCCCCACGCCCGCATCTGCTGCACGAACTGGGCCGCGTACTTGCCCTGCCTCTCGACCGCACGCATGAACCGGCTGTCAGCCAGCCGTCGTGCGCCCTCCCGCGCAAACCCCGCAGCTGCCCTGTGCGCCGCATCGTCCGCCGGCTTGATGCCAAGCGCAGCGGGAATGATGTTCGTCCGCCACTGATGAACGATGTGCTTGTCCTGCGGATTCGCATCGGTCATGGCCTGCAGGTCGGCCTCGATGAGGTCGTACCTGTTGTAGCGACCCACCGGCCGAAGATCCTCGGGCACCTCCGCCAGGTTCCGCACCCCTGCCGGCGCGCCCACAAGCGACCGACCGAGCGGACCCGGCAGCCTGGTGGGGACCCGACCGCCAGGGCTGAAGTCCCGCACGATTGCCTGCGTCTCCGGGTCGTTCGTCACGTCCTTCGTGAAGATCGCCCAGTCCCTCGACACGCTCGCCACGTACTTGCTTGCCGCGATGTCGGGCGCGACCCGCATCACGCGGTACATGTTGCCCTTGTCCTTCTGGCCCTGCACGCGCATCTTGGACGCGTTGATCAGTGCCTGCGCAAACCGGTTGCCGCCGAACCGTTCGCTCATGTACTCGAGGTCGCCTGGATCCCAGCCGATCTGCGTCGTGCGGCTACGCATCATGCCGCGTCCGCTGGGGATCATCTCCGCGCCCTGCGTCACGTCAGTCGCGGCCTCGCCCGTGTACGGGTTGTAGGCCATCCGCCTGCCGAGATTGTCGTATGCCTCGACCGTGTTACGGGGCATGTAGTAGGGGTCCTGGAACGCCTGCTGATAGGCATCGACCAGAACGTCCTCGATCTCCCGCGACGTCGCACCCCGCTGGATTCGGGTGCCCCTGCGCTTCTCCGCGGACTTCATGAGCCGCGAGCTGATCTCGTCGCTCAGAAGCAGACGCACCGCGTCCTCACCGCCGCTCACGATCTGACCGTTCTCGGTCATGTAACCGGCCTTCTTCAGTCCGTCGATCTTGCCGCGCACGAGGTTCAGCACCTTTGCCCGATCGAGCCTGAATCCCCCACCAGCCTCGTAGACAGCCTCGTCGCCGGCAAGGAGAACGCGGCCAAGCTCGTACAGGCCACGCTCCGCGTCCTGGAACGACCTCAGCCCGAACTCCCCCTCGACCGCCTGCATCGCCGCCTCGTCATCGAACATCTTGTGGCGCTGGATATCCTCGAACTTGACCTTCACGCCACCCTGCTCGATGTCCGCCATGCTTAGCGTGGCGTTGGGCCCGCCGACCAGCGACTCCTGATCCTTCGGCAGACCGGGCTGGAACTTGATCCGGGTCATGCCCAGACGTTCCATCGACTGCTTCATGTTCTCGGTCCGGGTTACGCCGGGCATCTGCTCGAGCGCAGCCGAGTGCTTGTCGAGAGTCAGGAAGTTCTTGTTCTTCAGGTACCGCGTACCCAGTTCCTCAAATACCGGATCTTCGACGGGGAGCGAGCGGATCTTCCTCTCGCCTCTCTCGTTCGTGTACCAGACGCGCACGAACTTGGCCTTCGGCTCGATGCCGACAACAGCGCGCTCCACGCGATCCGTATCCCACCCCAGCCGGCGAATGCCGTTGACCGCACGGATGTCACGGAGGTCACGGGCCACCGCCTCGTTCGGAGCGTTCTCGGGCTCCAGCCGCGTCACGGTCACGCCGTGCTTGCGGCTCAGTGCCTGAAGGACCCGCTGGACCTCGCTCTCCATCTTCTCGCCCATGCGGTTACGGGCGGTCATGGTGTCGTTCGCGGCACCCTGCATCACGCCCGTGATCCGCGTGCCCTGGCTCTCCAGCGCGCCGCTCGTCATCCGGAAGAACCGGAGCATCGGCCAGTTCGCAGCCGCATACGAACCGGCCCCGCTTGCCGCAAAGAACCTGCGACCAGCCGCGACGTTCGCTACGCCCGGAGCCCCACCTGCCGCAGCCGCAAGCACACCCATCCACACCAGCGGGTTCGACAGGACATCGACCACGGTGTCGGACACCGGGTTGCCGCCAAGCTGCTCCTTCAGCTTCCCCGCAAACGACTCACGCTCACGGGGGCTGAGAGATGCCGGATCAAACAGAACGCGACGCACCGAGTCGGTGGTCGCGATTCCGTTTGCCAGCTGCGTCAGGATGACGGCCGGCTTGTCGTAGGAGCGAACCGGGTCAAACACCGTCACCTCCCATTACTTGGGACGAGAACGGAAGCGGACCTGGACGGAAGCTCGACCGCTGCCGATGGTTCCGGTGATGTCGATGAGGAGCCAGTAACCCTGGGGAATCTTGTTCTCCGAGTTGCTGATTGCGGTCGAGCCGGTCGAAGACGCGTAGGTTGTGCCGGCGATTGCCGTGCGAACCACGCCGTCAGTCGTCAGAACCATGGTGTCGCCTGCCGTGACATTCGCGGTGTCGATGTTGGCAAGCGCAACAACGCTGCCAGCTGCGGTGTTGGTCAGGTCGCGAGTCACCTCGAACGACAGGACCGCAGACGAGCCGCCGACCGCATGGATGCCGACGACGATCTCGTCGACGTACAGGTCGCGGTCTGCGTACAGCAGGATGGTGGGATCGTGCGGCGCGGCGGCCGCGTTGGGGAACACCGTGACCTGGAAGTCATCGGGGTAGTGCTGGGTAACGAGAGAAGTTTCGCCTGCCATGAGTGTGCTCCTTGAGTGAACAGTTTAGCGGGAGAATCGGCCGTCCGCCATGGCTCGACCGAGTTCGTTCAACAAATCCTGGCGGGGAGACCCGCCAATGACGACTGCGCCCTGCGGCAACTTGCGACCAGCGGCGACTGCAGCGTAGATGTCCGGTGCCGACTGCTGAAGCCGCATGAGGTTGCCCTGAATCGACTGATCGATGCTGTTAACCTGCGCCTGCCGAACGAGCTGACGCTGCTCGGCCTCCGCCCTGCTTGCCATCAGATCCGACAGAGCCTTGCGCTGCAGGGTCTCGTCGTCCACCCCCATCATGCGTTCAGTACCGGATCGAATTGGACCTGCAACCAAAGCGGATCCAGCTCCAACTCCGCCGAGAGCAGCAAGAGCGGTAAGGGCATTTGGTCCAGAAAGCTTTTTGCCTTTAGCCCTTGCAGCCCGAAGAGCTGCCAGCTTCGAGGCCCTGCGGGAGTCTCGATTCTTGGAATCTACGGCTGGACTTGGAGATGCGGCTGGACTTGGAGATGCGGCTGGCTTTGGAAGAGGAGGGGGAAATCTTGCCCTTAAAAAGGGTGTTTGCTTTTTGGTTCGCGCTCGACGCGGAACCCGTCGGCTAGGACTTCCTTGAAGAACTTGAGGCAATCTAGAAGCTAGATCAGCTGGCTCCAAGTCCATGCTGTCTTCTATGAGCCTCTGGCTTGAAGCAATGCCCAGTCGAGCTTTCTGCTCTTGCTCAGTAATAGCAGGCCGACGAAACTTAGTTTCTTTGCTCGGTCGAGCTCTTCGAGCTGAACTTGGGATTGGAACCGACTTAGCCACCGATGCCCTCCACGAGCTGGATGATCTCAATCGGGCTCAGGGTCCTCGGACTCTGCAGCTGAGCGATGCGCGCAGTACTGCCGGCAAGGATCTTCTCGAGCTCCTGGTCGTACACCGAGCGCCGACGGTCAAGCCGCTCAAGGTCGCCGCCGAGGTCCGCGTACTGCTGGGTCAACTCCTGCTGCCGAAGCAGCCCCGCAAGACCCATACCCCCACCAGCCCCCATCAGGCCTTCTTCACTCATTCCGCCGCGCATCATCTTGCGCTGGTCGAACTCGTCCTGAATCTCGAGCTGGCGGCGCATCATCCGCTCCTGCTCCTCCTCGCTAGGCATCCCGTTGCCCGAAAGAATAAACGGAAGGGAGCCGGCAAGACCACCAGCAACAGTGAGTCCAAGAGGAGCAAGTGCAGCAAGGAACCCTGGCATTATGCGTTCTCCGTAAACACGATTGCGTCTTCCGCCTCAGGCGAACCGATGCGACCCACCTTGCCTACCCAGCTGGTGGGGGACTTCCGCTCGACGTACACCAGGACATCCGACTCGCGCCAGACGGGATCGTACCGCACTTCCCACAGCCAGCGACGGATTCCCTTGGGAGTCAACTTGCTGAACTCGCGGTCGAGCTGGCCGACCGGCAGGAAGCCCTTGCCCCCCACCAGCCCGAAGCCGTTCTCCACGGCGGGAGTGACAAGACCGACGCCGAACTTGTGCGCCATGTCGCTCAGGAACCGGCTCATCGCCTTCCAGTCGCTCACTCCATCCCCCCGCCCAATTCATCAATAAGGGCACGAATTGCGGCCAGCTCAGCTGCTGAAGCAGCAACCTTCGGCGCAACCGTGACGCGCTGCGCGCCCATGCGCTCGGCTGTTCGGTACTTGCGATCAAGATTCTCAAGCAAAAGATTCAAGGAATCAATGTCCGCAAGCGCAGCTCTCTGCCCGGCATAACCACGCTCAAGACGAGTCGGATCAAGACCGACGCTCCTCAGATCGGTACGCAGGAGATCCCCCACCTGCCCGCTCTGCTTGGCAACGTCCAAGCCCATGACAACGTTCCGCAAGCTAGTCACGTTCGTCGTGCCAAGGTACCGACGCGCCTTGCGGAGCTGCGCCGCAGCGTCCTTCAAGCCCTCTTGCTGGGCAATACGAGCCTGCTTAATCAGAGAATCTTCAGGATCAACGCCGGCATCGGCACCAAGCTGGTCAGAAACGCGGGTAGTTTGATCCATCAGATCCATGCTCATCTGGTTGAGCAGGGTGTCCAGCACGTCCGGACTCGCGCCCGACTGCGCAAGCATGGTGAGCGCCTGTTCCCGGTTAGCCGGGTTCGACTCGTCCGCGGCCATAATCATCTGCAGGGCCTGCTCCACCTTCTGCGGGTTGATGTTTGCAGCACCCGGCAGGTTTCCGAACTGCTGAGCAATTGCCTTGCCGAGCATCCCGCGATTGAGCTGCGCGACTTCGTCAGCAGTCTTCTTGCTTTCAACAAAGTTTGCGCTCGCCTGCCGAGCAAAGTCAATTCCCCCGATAATGCTAGCCCCGGGCTTCAGGTTCAGGTACTGAAGACCGCTAAGGTTACGGGAAGCAACGCGAGCCTGCTCCTCCGTCAACCCCTGAGCCATCAGGTACTTTATTGTTCGGAAAGGCTCAGGAAGTGCCGCGTTAGCAGGAATAGATGACTCAAATGCTTGCTGTGCGGAAAGAACATCCAGCTGCTTCTGGGAAAGAGTACTGCCCTCCTCGAGGAAGGCCTGGAGCGCGGGCTTTGCAAACTCGTTGCCCTGCGTGTTGGCGAGCTCTGCTGCTGCGATCTTCTGCTGGATGGTGCGGTTGAAATCCGCGTACAGCGTATTGATGTCGGTCGTGCCAGTCTCATATGCCTTCTTAGCGATGGCAAGTTGAGATGCGTTCTTTGCACGATCGTCCTCAATAACCTGAATTTCCTTGTCGTAAGCAGCAATTGCCTCAGCCTGTCCAGAGGCGATGGCCTGCTCCTTCAAGGCGTTGATCTGAGCAAGCCTTAGGGTGAGCCGCTGCTCGGTTGCAAACTTGCTCATCTCCCATTTCTGCATTTCCTCTCGCTCTGCAACGCGGAATTTACGGTCAAGAGTAGCCTGGTCAGACTCAAACAGTCGGCGAGCCTGGTTCTCCTGCGCCTGCATCTCCGCGCCAAAGCGCATCTGGCCCATGTCATGCTCGCGCTGACGGGCCTGCTCCGCGAGACCGGCCTCGAACTGGCTCTGGTTCTGCGCGAGGTTGCGGCTCTGCAGGAAGTTTTGATAGCCCTGGTTCAGGATGTCGGACTGACCCATCTCCTGCGCCACGAGGCCGCTGAGCGGATCTGCCTGCTGACCCCCACCAACCGGGTTGATCGGCATGTAAGCCATTAAGCGAGACCTCCCATGAGATTGCCAAGTGCACCGACCGGCTGACCGCGATCAGCGTCAACCGAGCGGATCATGTTCGCGAAGGTGCCGAACAGGCTGATGGGCCCGAACGGCGCGTTCTGGATGATGTTCGACGCGAGCTGGTTGCCGTTCAGCATGTACTGAAGTGCAGTGTTCTGAGCGGTCTGGATCTGGGCCTGGTTGAACTGAGCCATGTTGCTGTAGAACCCGGCGATTGCCTGCTCGTTCTGCTGCTTCATCGCTGCCTGCTGCGCACCGAGCTGACCGGTCATCTGGCCAATGCCGATGCCAAACTGACCCAGCGTCTGGCCAGCCATGCTCTGCATCTGCGCGATGTTCTGGTCCAGCGCCAGCATCGTGTCGCGAGCGCGCACGCTCGCCTGAGCCGCAATTCCGGCGCTCTGCTGTCGCATGCTCTGCTTCAGCTCGCCGGTCATCATGTCCTTCTGCTCCTGCGTGAGGTCATCACGCCGAGCAATCTGGTCGAGCTGGTTCTTGTACTGCTGCTGGGTACCCATTACCTCAGCCGCAGTGTCTCCACGGTAGCTGGCATCAAATCCTGCGCGGGCCTGCTGCATGGTGCCGATGCCCTCGTCCATACGACGACGGGCTTCGCCCAGACCGCTCATCATTTGGCGCTGGGACTCCTCGAAGTACCGATTGCCCTGGTCAGCAGCCTCGCGCATCTGCTGCGCCTGCCGATCCATCAGTCCCATGTTCTGCCCGGCCGCACCTCGTGCGTCCTGAACCATCTGACCAGCGCCCTGCATCCCGCCAAACAGGTTTCCGAGAACCTGCATCTGGTACGCAAGTTCCTGCTGACGAGCCTGCTCGGTACGCTGAGCGTCCTGTGCCGCAAACCCAGCAAGCGCCTGCCCAGCCGTCGGACCCCCAGCCTGCTGCTGACCCCCACCCATCAAATTTGCGTACATTTGCTGCACATTGCGGTCATGCTGAGCACCCCCGCCGAACAGACCGCCCATCGTGTCATACGAACCGGGGACCCCAGCAGACATGAAACTCGGCATCTGGTACGGCGAGTAGGCAGCCGGACGAGCATGTCCCTGCTGCCCGAACCCGCCCTGCTGCTGGTTCTGCTGACCAAACAGCCCAGCAAGAGCTTGCATAAAGTCTCTGGCATTAGTGTTACTTCGGCCTGCATTGCCAAAGTTCATGCCTGGTCCGCCGAACTGGCTCATCGGAATCCTCCAAACCCGCGGCCATCACCAAAGCCCTCCGACACCTTCGGCTTTCCGTAGTTCATGCTCGGCTGAAATGCGCCCGCAGTCTCGTTGCGTCCGCGTCCGCCGCTGGCACGACCGAACTGACCCATCGACGACTTGCGCTGCGAAGCATCCCGCATCCGCGTCTCTTGCTCGAGCGGACGATTGCCGCCGGTATAGCCGTACCCAGTGACCTGAGGCATTGCTCGAGCCTGAGCCGCCCGTTCTGTCGGACCCATCATAGGCTGACGAGCAGCCTGCTGCATCCCGCCGAATAAACCCGCAAGCTGCGAGAAGAAGTCGCCACCACCGGGCATCCCGCCGTAGGACGGCATAGGAGTAGGCGCTGGGGCAGGAGCCATAGCCGGCATCATTGCTGGATTGTTGTATGTCAGCCCTCCGGTCATCGGGTCAACATAGGTCGGCCGGATGTACTGCCGGTCGTTGATCGCATTGAACATCGGGATGTTGAAGGGCATTAGTACGTTCTCCGGGTGCGGTCCGTTGGGAGGATTCTACCCTTTACCTGGACCCCCACCAGCCTGTATTTCAGGTTCGGGATCCATGTTTCCACGAAGGGAGAGAACCACTGACCGAGGATTCCGTGCTTGCCGAAAGCAACCCAGTTCGGGGTATCCCCGCGCTGAATCGACTTCTCAATCAGATTCCCGCTCGTGTCCAGCGGGACGTCTTCAAGGATTGGAGCTGACTCGTTTTCCCGGTAGATGCCGGCATACCAGTAACGGAACTGTCCCTCCTTACCGACAGTCACGCTGACATCGGTAAACACCGCTCCGATGCTGGTGGGCTGCTTGACCACGAACTCTTCGTCCTTGCTCTCAGCCAGGCGCATCGGAGCCCCCACCCACCGAACGAACACCGGATCCAGCACAATCGTGGAATCAACCACGGGAGCGTCGGTGTTGGTCGCCGGCTGAACGGCACCAAGCACGATCTGGTTGCCATTGGCGTCCAGAATCACGCTCTTTGCGCCAAAGTTGGACTTGCTGCTTCCGCCGGCCACGTATACGGACGCACCAATCATTCGGACCGCAACTGCAGCGCTGTTTGTAAACGGATTCTTGGTTCCGAAAGAACAGGTCCTTGCCTTGTTCGTCCGCGTCTGAAGAGTGCAAGTGTTGTCGTAGAACGTGTAGCTGCTCGTCACAATCGAGTCGAGATTCGAGCTGTGCGTCGCCTCGCAGTCAAGCATGGTGACAATCGGAGTAGTCCCGGCCTCCGGGTAACTCTTGTCGCCATATGTCCGGCAAGGCATATACACCGCCGGCCTGAATGCCGTGTTCGTCACCACGTCCGGAAGCGGAGCGTTGAACAAGAACAGGGCGCGTGGCACAAGCTGGCCGTCCGCATCCTCCCACCAGCCCTGCGTCACCTTCGCGAAGCTCATGTCTTGCAGCTCGCTCACCACACCCGTCGAGAACCACATCTGCACCGACTGCTGGCGGGTGGGGTTCAGAACGTACATGCACAGCGTAGCGGGATCGAACGCCATGCTGACCTTGCTCAGCTCCTGCGCACCAGTCGTACCCGAGTACCACTGCTCGCTCACGAGCTGGTTAATCGACTGTACGTCGTCTAGCCGTCCGTCAGGGTAGATCGCCTTCAGACCCCGATAGTTCATGAAGTACGTCACGGGTCCCACGGTCGTCGCCGCATACGGACCAGTCACACCATAGCCCTGGTGCGCTGCGAGTACTCGGACATATCCGTTGTCCTTGCTGAACAGCTGAACTCCGTTACGGGTAAGGCCGGTCATGATCTGACCGGTTCGCCTGAAGCACGTAACCGCA